GTAATGGTAGCACTACAGTTTTTGGTTCTGTCAGTGGTGGTTCGAATCCGCCTGGAGTAACTAATAATAATGCAATTCATAATTTATAAACTACTTGCTAAAAATAAATGTTTATAGAGTTTTTAAATGTGGTTTAAGGTAATATTTATAAAGGTTCTGAGCTAGATAGTCGTGATGACTGTCTAGCTCTTTTTCGTTTAATGTGTTATAGTGTGTCGCTACTAATGAATAAAAAAAGAGTAACTCATCCTCACGGACAAGCTACTCATAATGAAACAAAACCGATGCAGTCACTACTGCATATACTTAAACATAAATTCTTATAACATGGAATGCAAATATCAAAAACATAAGTAATATTTTAATTTCTTTCGTAAGCGGTCAAATAATTAAAGTAGTATGATTAATCGACATTAATATGTAAGTTGCTTAGAAATCATTTATTATGTAATTGTGGGAGTTTCCCACTAACTTTGGTATAGTTTAATCTCGTATGCCTGGAGCTGAAATAAGACTGACAAGTAAGAATGATTATTCGATAAATTACACTTTAAATGACTTCTAAGCTACTTTGATGTTACGGCTGAATAATTATTCAGGAGATTAGAATCACCCTCGTACAGAGGATTTCAAAATGTAGGATGTGCCATATAGCTCAACTTAATTAAAAGGAGCTTTAATTATATTACCATTACCATCAAGATAAATAACACTATCTGTGTCATATCCATCATTTGTAGAATCAACATCATTAATTTCATAGAAATCATCATTAATTCCACAACTATCTATACTTACAGGTTTATTATTAGAAACTTTATTGTAACTACAAGCACCAAGTCCGGCAGCTACAATAGTAAGTATAAGTATAGCTATATTCTTATGTTTATTATAATTTGGATTCATAATAATTTTAAATTAAAAACTGCTAGTACTTTCACAAGCACTAGCAGTAACAACAGAAGAAAAATTTTCAGTATTTATTTTAAATACAAATCTATATACCTCTGTATACAGTTCACATGAGTACTTCCAACAAATTTAAATGTTACTTCATCATCTTCAAGAAATATTGTAGTAGGATAATCATAAGCTTTATACTTATGAATAAGTCTTTTAGGAAGCTCTGCAAAATCTTTAATTTCAAGAGCTATTTCTTTAGATGATTTAGCAATAACAGTCTGAGTATTATTTATTGCTATAGAACAACCAAGACAATTCTTAGTCGTTATTATCAGGATTTTTCTTTTCATTTATCTCAGCTACTTTTTCATAATAAGAACCATCAGGAGTAAAATGAACTCCTTCATTGTTAAGAATAGTCTCATAAGTCTTTGTAGTATTCTTCAAATCTCTGAGAAGCAAAGCAAGATTAGCAAAAGTTACTTTACCAACTTTATCACTATTCTTAGCATTTTCAATAAACTTAGCTACATTATTAACTTCGATAGCAGTATGTGCGTGCTGCTTAATCATTTCTGATACCCACTTTTTCATATTGTTTATTATTTAAATTATTAATTATTTCTTTACTGTAGAGCCAAAAGCTCCATCACCTCTATCAGTTATACCAAGGTCTTCAAGATTCTTAACTGGTTCAAAACAAATTTGTCTATGATGAGGAATCTCAAGTTGACCAATAACATCACCAACTTCAATAGGTTTTGCATTAGTTATAATAGAACGGAATACAACAAAAAATTCTCCACGATAACTTTCATCACCAGTACAAGGAGAATTAGGTATTACGTAACCCATTTTAGTAATGCGTGAATTAGGACGTAAAGTAAGTGAATCACGATATTCAGTAGCAACATGAATACCAGTTCCACATTTAACACGACCATCTTCTGTGATTTCAACACTAGTTGCAACTACATCACAACAAGCATCTGTAGCATGACCATAAGCGTGACCGTCTTTATCGCCTTCACTCATATAATGAGCATACGTTGGAATTTGTGCTTTAACTTTAGGGTCAAGCCAAATCTTAACTGGAACAAAATCAATAGCTGTACGAAGAGCTTCTTTAAGTTCTTTTTCAGCCATTAATCTGTTGTCTGGAGTTTCTTTAAAAGCATTTGCATAATTAATAAGTGCATCTGCTATACGATTACTTAATTGACTCATAATTTAATCATCTTTTGTTTTACGTTGTTGTTCAATATCTTTCTTTAGTTTATGTAAATTACCATTATAAATATAATTATGATTTACAGTAAATTGATTTTTACTAACACCATCAGGAACATCGATATAATCTTTAGTTCTCCTAATGACATTCATTTCTATAAGTTCTTTAACACCTTTACTTATGTTACCTTTATCATTATTATATTCTTTAGCTATAATTGTAGGACTAAGAATAATACTATTACAGCCATACTTTAAATGCTCCTCAATGTAACTAAATACTTGAGTAGCAGCAAGACTATGCTTTCTCATTTCTAGTACTATACCTTTACGAAGTTTAATCATTTCCTTATTATAACTAATAGCCGTAATATAAGAGTTGTTAGAATTGTCTTTACTTACATGATTATTATCAGTATCTATAGTATTTATATCAAATCCAACATCACATATATCTTTAGCATAATTTCTATATAATTTATCCATATCACTATTATCATTATCATTACACGCCTGCAAATATACATAAAAAAGTTGTAAACTCATACAACTTTTGAATAAATTGTTGTAGTCGTTTACAACTTTTGTTGTGTAACGATTTGATAATCAACTACTTACAAGCCCTAATATAATATATATATTAATACTTGCTTTCATTTGCAGCACAAAGATAAGCATTATCATCAGTATTACTACTAATAATAACTAGTTTAACGATACTTTAACCACTAACATCTTCTACGGGGCGGCTTTAGCTGCTTCTAGTATTCTAACACTAGTAGTTACTCTATCCTCCCCGTAAAGAAGCGTATCAATAGTTGTATAGTTCCATTCTTAATGAATTTACCCATTCTTTAGCATCATTAACGTCATCAAATACTAAAGCTTCTGGAACATTAGGGATACCTTTATTTTCATCAATCATAATAGTGTAATTTACAATACTTTGATTATTATCAGCATAGCTATTAACTGAACCAATATTACCAACAAAGAATTTACCACTAATATAACTGAAAGCTAGTACCTCATCACCAACTTTGTAATGAGGTACTTTAAATTGATTTTCTTTTCCGTTAAAATTAACTTGCATAAGCTACAACAGAATTAAGTGCTTTATTCATATTATTATTAGCACTACCCCAAACAAGACTATTCATACGTTTCTCACCTTCAAGATTAGCAACGTTACAATAGAAACCAGTTACAGCATTATATGCTCCCCAGGCAGTACCACAAATATCTTTCTGACCAATACCATCATTATAATAATCCATCATATTATAAAGTTGATTAGCTTTACGAGAAGATATTTCAACTGCTTCAAGAAGTCTATAATCACGAGCAACAAGTCGAGCATAACCTTTATTAGGGTCGTACTGATTAATTCGTTCAATCTCAGCAGGAGTAAGTTGTAATTCACAAAGATACTTGTAAACATCTTCATCGCTCATCTTAATAGTAGTAAGATGACGATAAAGTTCTTGAGCATCTAAAGCATGAGAACAAGCAACTTTAAGTACTTGAGCACCAAGTTCAAGTTTCTCTTTTATAGACTTAGTATGTCTAAGTCTAATATGACAAGAAGCTTTATCCAAAGCACCATTAAGCATATTAGTACAAATAACACGAACAGGAGTAATCATAATATCTACAGATGAACCACCATCATGTCCATTACTAAACACAAGATAATTATCTATAACATCTTCTCTACTTACAGAAGTTTGTACTGGTAGTTTAGCACTAACATATACTTTCTCTCCCATATTAAGACAAGCAGCTTTATCCCAAATTGCTTTACCTTCACCAATAGCATTATTAAAGAAATTGAAAGCATCCATATTTTGAACTACTTCATACTTATCTTTAACTATACCTAAAGGATAATTGCAATCTGTACGATAGGTAGCATAAGCATTAGCACATTCACGATAAATATTACCATCATGTATAAAAGCGTCTTCACCTAAATCGTTATTACTGCCTATTCTAAAAGGCATTTTACCTACAAGTTCACACTTTTGAACAGACCAATCAAGACCTGCTTTCTTCATTACATCTTGTGCAGTTACACAATCAGATACATCTTTACCAATAGCCCAAGGAAGACCACCACGATTAAATTTACTCATAACTCAGCGTTATTAAATTGTTAAACATTAAATTAAATATTATCAGCAGGAGGAAGAGCCTCTTGATTATCTTTACTTTCTCCCGTATAATCAGGATTTAAATCATTAATGTTCCACGTATCACGTATTACGTTTGAAACAATAAGTTCTACACTAATTATATGTCTCTTTAGTTCTTCACCATTATATTTAAGATATGAAGCACTACTTGTAGCATCAGATAAATCTTCTGCTAAAATACTAACATTAAGAAAAGTATTAGCTTTTATTTTAATATTTGTTTTAATTAAATATACATTATACATAACATTACCATTTTATTTTAATAAGACGTTATATTTATAATATCTAAAGATGAATCATATTCTACATTAGCAGCATATACATCATCAACCATAACTTGACAGTCTCCATTAGTTTCTTGGAGACTGTTAAGTTTTTGTGTTAATTCTGAAACTCTCATGTTATTTGATAGTTAAATTATCGTTTTCAACAACTTCAGCAATATTGGAAACACAACCATCATCTTTAATTTTAACTTTCATAAGTTTCTTATCTATACTAGGTTTAAATTTCCAACCATCACGATTAACAGCTCCGATATTAGTCATAAGCTGATAACCATCACCCTTGAGAAGGTCTGTAAGTTTAACTGGAACAGTAACCTCAATATTAACATCATCAAGGTCTTCTATTTCAATTTCACTACATTCGTAATTACCAGAATCTTTAGCAGTATTAACAATAGCATCAAGTAATGCTTGTTCATCTACAGAAGAATTTTGGTTAAGAGTACCGGTATATATACCATTAGCAAAAGTTACTTTAAGCATATCATTAATAGCTTCAAGTTTCTTACTATTAACTTCAATAGTTTCACTTTTACGAATAGTTACTTTACCGGTACCCCAATCAATCCACTTCTTACCACTTTTATCTTCTTTACCATACTTTTTAATAGCAAAGAGAACAAGATTAGTGAGACCTTTAATTGTATTCTCTTTAGACTTCTTGAGTTTAGCAAGTCTATCAGTCTCAGACTTAATAGCAAGAATATCAGCATTCAAATTATTAATAAAGTTAGTTATATTCTTAACTTTATTAGTCATTTCTTGACCATTAATTTCAAGCTTTTCTTCCATTTCTGGAGTTATTTCTCCACCTGCTTCTTCAATCTCATCATAAAGAGAATAAAGTTTTCTATCAATATCGAAAATACTTTTTGACATATTGCTTAATTATTTAATTGTTAAATCTACATCTGCTCTATGAGTAATTTTACCATCTTCAACAGTAGAATAATTACGACCTACAGTAACACGAACTTCAACTTCAGGATTAGCTACTTCAAAATCACTAATCAACTTGAGAATATCATTCTCTAAAGTCTTTGCATTCTTCTTAACTTCATTAATTGTCTTTTCCATAATTTATAAGTTTAAATGAGTTTCTACATTATTTACTACACACAAAGGACATTCATCAGTTAGCATAAATGTAACTTCAGTAGAACAATAACCGTTTGATTCGAGCCAATCTATAGCTTTTTCATTATTATCGGCAGCAGTTTCGTTTTCTTCAAAATTTTCGGTTACATCAGCAACTTCAATTTGTCCTATATTATAATTTAATATACTTATCCACATGATTATTCAGGATATACTTGTTGAATTAATTGTTTAGCTAATTCACCCATCATAGGATGAACTTTACCACTAACTTGATTACTACGTAGAGCAATCCAATGCTCCCAATCATCAACAAAAGCAGTATGAATTACTTGTGTTTTAGTATTAAGAGGAAGAATTTCTCTAGCTTGTTGTGCAGTCCAACCAAGTTCACGAGTTTTACGATAAACTAAATCACAAACTTGAAGACCATAAAAGAACCAATCTACAGCATTCCAATTATCTGTATATTGTTCTTCAATTACATTATTATCAAAGACTTCATTATCGTTAAAGAAACCTTCATTGTAATCATGACCTTCATCAGTAGGGTCAACATCTGGAATCCAAGGAAGTTTAGCAACAGTTATTCCATTACCAAATTTACCTTTATCGTAAGCACAATAACGAGTAGATTCTTCTGAAACACTATTAACTCTATGACGATTAAGTTCACGACTAGCACCAATATCTGTTATAAAACAAACAGTAGTTCTTGGCATATAGTAAGGACAATTAGGAGTTGTATCTATAAACTCAAGAGTATCAATAGCATAACTTTCTATTATTACTCTAAGATTTGTAGTAACATAAAGATAACCATCATGATTATTAGTTCTACTATATTTGTTATGTTCATATACTCCTTCCCACATAGCAGCAGCTCTAGGCATGAAAGTAGGAAATTTAAGATGAACTGTAGCATGTTCACAACAACTTAAATGAAGACTTGTTAAATCTACATCACCATAAGCGTTTTGAGCAAGTATTTGTTCAAATCGGTCCTTAACCTTTATCTTACTATAACCAAAGAAATCATGTCCTTTAAAAATAGTTCTAACAAGAAAATCATAAGCGTTTTCATCTTTATTTTTAGGAGTACTTTGATAACAAACACGAGCACATCTAGCTATATGTTTAAAAATACTTTCTAAATCATAACCTTCTTGTTTCCAAACTTCAACACTAGGATTTACAACTTTAATCATATTATTTACTTTTTATGTTTAACAGAATCTTTTTTAGCATTATATTCTTCAGGAGATAGAGCGATTACATTTTCTTTATGTTCGCTAGTAACAGGTATTTCTTTATTATCAGCAGATAAATTATATACATAATCATCTTCATCTTTACAAAGATTTTCAAAACCGTAAGAAGCTATAATTTCATTAGTTACAACTCGCCTACTAGTTTCTTCAACAAGAATAAGTTTATCTGTTTTAACAAGATTAGAAATATCAATGAAAACTGTCTCTACCCGCCCCGTAGAAGGTATGGTAGGTTCATGTCCATTATTACTAGCTTGCCAAGCTAATAACATATTACAATAATTAGCTAAATCTTGAATAGTATCAAACATACTTTCATCTTCAACATTAGGATTACTGTAACCTTGAAAATCATCTTCAATAAGATGAACCAAACGATTAGCTTTATCGTACATTCTAGCTAGACCATATTTATAGCCTAGTTTATCACAACCTTTATTGAAAGCATTACCATAATCAGCATTCTTCTTAGCCATAAGACTAAGCATTTTGTTTTGTTGGTCACGTAATGCAACAACTTCAGGAGTTACAAGATGCTCTGGAACTACAGTTCCAAGAACAGCTTTCCAATACTTTAAATCGCTTTCTGTCATAATTGTTATTTTATTAAGTTAAATATCAGTCATTCCCACAGTTTCAATAGTTCTTCCACTATGTAAATGAATCAAATGATTTTCCATACATTCTTCGGTAGTTCTATTGAGAGGAAAAGCAAGTCTATCTTGCAGATTATAATATCTAGCAAAATCTTTAATATCATCAAACCAAAGAATATGACAACCTATTATAAACTTCCATTCTTTATAGCCTGATTTCTCAGGTTCATCTTGTCCACATTTAATAATGTCAACAAACTTATCTTCATAAGAAATACTTGAAACACAAAATGAACCAATTCTAAATTCATCACGTTTAAATTTAAACATAGTCTTACCACTAAGAATATAATTAGTATAAAGCTGATTAAATACATTAATAGCAGTTTCAAGAGGAACTATAGCACCACGACTAGTTTCAACCCAATTAGGTTTACCAGGTTTAAGTCTAAGTTGAGTATTAGAGAATACAGCTTTATGCATAAAACTAGGAATAGGTTCAATAGTTCTTTTATAATAATTAGCATAATATCTAATATACTTTATTTTAGAAGTATAATTAGGTTTTCTCCAATCATTAACAGAACTATTTACCTTAGATAAAGCTTTTTTATAATTAGCTTCTGACTTATCAGCATATCTCTTAGCAAGTTTATCAAAAGCTTCAGCTTTAGCTTTATCTTTAATTTTTATTTCTCCAATATAGTCGTCAGACCAATTCTTATCAAGTTCTTTCCAACTAATACCTTTATGTAAGCAGAATTTTGTATAGAACTTACATTTATTAATTTTAAGAAGTTCTTCATCGGTAAACAGTTTATCTTCAAGAATGGTTTTAATAGTAGGAAAATCAACTTTATAATCATTTATCCAATATGGTTTAGTATATAAAGGTTTACACTTAGGTATAAACTTATATTTATTAGCAAAACCTTTAATCTCAGTAAAATATTGCAGTCGATGTTCATTACCATAATTAGGAATTTGTTTACTTCCACTATTAAGAACTTTATATTCGTGATAATACGTTTCAAGATACTTTTTAATAAGATACGTCATGTGCATCTTAATAAGTACTTTCTTATTCTTTGGTTCAGTTATATCATAAAGAGGAATATCTTCATCAGTTTTATAAATAGTATAACCTACTGGAAGACCAGTTTTAATACTCCAAGAATAATCAATTCCTTCTTTAATTACAGCTATTTTACGTTCACGGTTAATAATAGCCATACAATCACCTTTAAGTCCTCCGCACCAGCCTTCTTTATCCCAATTCTCTTTAATATAATCAGAAGTAAGTTTTATTCCTAATGGTTTTCCTCTATGGAAGAAATAACCATAACCAAAACAATAACAATGAAGTTTACCATCATACCAACCAGGTTCATCACGATGAATACCTTCGTGAATACCGGCATCTTTAGTAAACGAATGTTTAACTTTACCTTTAGGTTCAGCACCTACTTTACTTTTAACCATAATTTTACTTTTAATGTTTTATAATAAATATATTATTCTAAATTGCATGATTGCGAATAGCATAATAAAGAAGCATTAAACTTCCTATTATTATGTAAGGTGCAACAAGCACTAAACAACCAAACCAACCACTATTATAATCTTCATTGCTCATACTATTAAGTTATTTAATATTTTAATTTTGTTTCTAACGAATTGAATTTAGTTATATGAATAACTAATAAGCAGGCATAATAAAGCCGCTCACGTATTAAGTAAAGTGGAAATCTACCACATTTTCTACGGGGCGGCTCTAGCAATTTAATGTTATATGTTCAACTGATACACTTCACCATCAGGCTGATTATCAACAAGTTTAACTTCAACATTAGCATCTTCAACTATAGAATTAAGAATAGAATCTTCAATAACTTCTTTAGGAATAGAAAACTTTAATCTACTATAATTATCTTTATTAGTTATACTAAATCTACCATCAGTATTATACATACTAACAGCTAGAAAATAATCATTTCGTTTAATACTTTCGTTCCATCGTTGTAAGAACTTATAGAACATTCTAAACTTTATTTCTCGACTATATAGTCTTTTAAACTTTGGAGAATACCAAGTTTTATGTTTATCTAGTTTTTCTGTTATGTTATCATAAGCGTTTAAATTCATATTACTAATCTATTATATCCACTGCCTTAGCATGAAAAGGAACACTCTTAACTCCAGAACGTTCTCTATATTCTACAAAGGCATATTTACCAATAAATTTTTCTTTATTCTTTAATATATACTCTTGTCTTGAATGGTCAAAATTAAGAGTACATTCAAACAGTTCTTCATTGATGTCATTTTTAAGAACAAGTTTACAAAGTGTAGTTCTAATTCCTTCAGGAACAACATCAACAATTTTGAACTTTGCATCATCAACTCGTTTATATTTAAGCATAGCTAAATTACGAGCACCAAATTGATAAGCAGAATTAACATCGCGAATAATAAGACCTTCAAAACCAAGACCTATAAACTTATCTCTAAATCTTGTAGCATCATAAATATTAGTAATATTAACATCAGGCAATAATATAAGTTTACTCTTATTATTAAGATGCTGTTCGTAAGTATCAAAAGTATAACATAATCTACTTATGTTATCTATTTTAAATTTACGTCTAGCTTCATAACTCATATTATCAATAGCAATATCATAACACCAATACTGAAGAAGTAGATGTTGAGGAAGCTTTTCATTCTTAACAAAACTATTAATATCATTTACTTTATAACCAGGAATATAAAGTTCACCATCAAGGCAAGCTCCTTCTTCAATCATAGCATCAAGTAAATCATCTTTAATAGCTGGAAGAATTATTTCATCCATCCAAGTAAGTTTAGGAGTCCAATCAGTACCTTCTCTAGAACGATAAGTAAGTCTAACAGGATTAAACAAATCATTAGTTTCTTCAGCACCAACAATACATCTAACACCATTAATTTTATACTGACCTAAGTAACTACGTTTATCAAAAGGTTTGTTATCTTTAAGTACTTTTGCAAGCATTGGAAGAACAAAACCTTCATCAGTAGTATTATTCTTTGGAAGATAAGTATTAAGAAAGTTAAGAAGATTAACATCACCTTCTATGTTTAAAGGAGCATTATCTTTAAGTTCAGAAGCTTCTTTATATCCTTCTTTACGCTTAGCTTTAATACGAGATTCTATTTCGTTACCTCTACTAAGTTTAGCTTTAATTATTTCGCTATGTTTATGCCCACCTACAACACCGTAATGAACTATATACTCATTATCTTGACCCCATTCGTGAATACTCCATGAAATAGGGTCGCCTTTAGCATTTCTTTTAAATAGTATCATATATTAATTTTAAGTTTACTAATAAGTTTAGCTCTAGCTTGAGCATTTAATTGAACAGCACTTTGAGTTTTCTCTTTCTTAGGTTTTTCAAAACCTTCAAGAGTTCCTTCTTTAGCTTTCTTTCTAGTAGTACGAGTAGTCTTCTTTAAACCTTTCTTCTTATCATATATGATAGGAGGATTATCTTCTTCATATTTAAGATTACGTTTATGTAAAGCTACAAGTTTAGAAACGTACTCATCTTTCTTATTTTCATCAATCCAACCTTGTTGAAGAGCGTAATCAATTCCAATAAGAGTACGAGTAACTTCATATCGATAAGGAGTACCTATAGTTTGCATCATTCTCATATCATCTTTAATACGAGAACAATCAAGACGAACACAAGCTTTAGCAACAAATTCATCAGCACCACAAGTACTAATGTCTTTAACAGCCATAGCTTGAACTTGTTCATCTACTACCATAATATAAGCTTTTGGAAATCTTACCATTGTTTAGCTATTAATCTAAATATTACAACTTTATCTGGTTTACCTAGACGACCATGAGCATATTGAGCCATAGCACCAATATCATCAGTCTCTCTAGTTTGATACATTTTTGTAGGAGTTTTACAAGTATGAGTATCATAATCGTAATTAAGAGGAATATGAACAACATCCCTAAAAGGAATTAATTCATTTAAAGCATCATAATCTTCAGTACCATCATGAAAGTCTACTTCACCATACGAAAATATATTATCAGTATCCAAGTCAAAAGTAATACCACCTCTAGTTATAGTGATAGCTTTACCTTTATCAAGTAGAGCTTCTTCTTTATCACTTATCCAAGTCATAAGAATACGAGTTTGTGATTTAATTTTATTACCAGCTTTCTCAGTATGGCAAATCACAGTCTGATAATCTTTTGAAATAGGCATCGGTATCACTCTTATCTTTTCTGTATCGGATTTCGACATATCTAATAGTTTCTTTAATAAAAGTATCTATTTCATCATTATTGAATTTATCATGTAAATCAGCAAAATCTTTACACTCATAATTCTCAAGTCCAAATTCTCCACGAGTAATAAAAAGATAAGGAATGCCATAAGTTTCTAAAAGATAATCAGCACCATCACGTCCAGTTCTATCAAAATCTAGAAGACTAACAATCATACCTTCATTATTAAGTCTTTTTCTAAGCCAAGTATATTCGTTAGCTTTAAGTCTATAATTTTCACTAGGAAGATTAACAACTCCAATATTAAGAGTTTTTCCATCCGCCCCGTAGAAGATATGTTTGCTTAGATGACTACCTAAACTTAATCTATCTTTACTAGACTTAGTTATAATAATATAATCATAATCTTCTCTTTCTAGATTAGGAAGACCTTCAAGTACATTACAATTAGTTACAAACTTTAATTCCTTAGTTCTATCACGTAATGGAAAATATAGTTTAATAAGATATACTCCAGATTTATTACGACCAAGCATATAAGCATAACAAGGGTCATTCTTAGCATCTTTATATTTAGGAGTAGGATTAGTTACTCTATCGATATAATATTGCTCAACTGGAATAACAAAATGAGTATTAAGATAATTCAAATCTACATTTAATTTAGCCCATATAGCTTTATCTTGACGATTCCAACTACGAGGAACAATTTCAATAATAGCTTTTTTCTTACGAGCTTTAACGAGAGCATTCTTTATAGATTCGTCTATATCATAATCATTAACACGATTGTCAATTTGATATGAAAACGTTCTATAAATATGACTTAGTACAAAATAAAAATCTTGTTTATTATTTGTACTAATTGGTCTTTCATATACAATACTTAGTACGTAAGCTACTACACCATACACATCATCAAAGAAACCAGCACCACCAAAATCACGAACTTTAAGTCTACCCTTGGCATTGTATGCAATACCCATACTACCATCAGTATCATCGTCACGAAATACAGAAGTAATAAGATGATTATGTTCAACACAATCTCTAACTACTTCTAATGGTATATCTAAGTATTTACTTACAATTTCTTCTTGACTTACTCTAGATTCTATAAAAGCTTTTGTAAGTTTACTTGTGTTAGCATTACGTTTCATATTGATAAAAAATTAGGGGCAACAACAGTATTACTACCATCGTTACCCCTTAGAACATTAAACTTTAGTTGAGAATTAGTAGGCAAAGAGATAACTCTTCACTTATCTACTTAGAATGGAAGGTCATCTGTAGCAGTTGGGTCAAATCCGGCACCAGCAGGAACACCACCAGCAAACTCACCACCAACAGGAGGAACTACAGCACCACCAGTCATACCAGGCATACCAGGAATACCAGGAACACCAACAGTAGGAGTCTTATTAGTCTGCTTAGGAGTAATACTTTCCTTAACTTTATCGATAGCAAGAATAACAGGAGGAAGAATCTTTCCTTCCTTCATCTTAACTAGTTCGATAGCACCAGAACCAACAAATGAAGTAAACTGCAAATCTTTGCTCTTATCGACATCTACCCAATCACCTTTACGATTACGAGTAGCACGAAGCAACTTAATCCAACAAGAAAGAGGTTTACCATTACCATCCTTAAAGCAAGGCTTAGCAGTAGCACCATCAGCAAGATTAAATTGACCATTGAGCATAGCAGCAACATTCTCAAAGATATGACGATAACCATTAAGAACATCCTGTGCATCTACTGCATTATACTGCAAATTACCATTCTCATCTTCAGTGTAATCTTCAAATGTAAGAGTAAGAGCATCTTCCTCATCAGGAGTTAAATCACGACCTTTAAGATAAAATACATCAAGAAGATGCTTTGTCCAATTAAGAAGAGCATCTACTTGCCAAGCATTCTTACCACCAGGAATAGTATCAACATTACTCTCAACTGGGAAGAAAGTCTTAGTAACATAACGACGTTCCTTAACATTCTCATGATTACTAGCAAAAGTAACTACGAGACGAGGCATCTTCAAACCAGCAAAAGAATTACCTTCTGCACTCTGAGACCACTCTACACTTACAGAATCAAGATGAGCCATGAACAACCCATTAGCTGGACTAGCATCTTTCTCATGAAATTTAAGACGAGCAGCAGCTACTGTGTTATTACTAATACCTCTACGATTCTTCTTTGCAGCACCATTTGCAACTGCTGCTGCTTCTTTTGTTACATCTGTCATAACTTAATTAAGTTTTAAAACGATTATATTAATTGATTAAAAAAGGGAACTGATATGCTCAGTTCCCTATAATAAAAGCGAATGAATATCTAATGAATGAACTAATTACTCAGCAGATTCAGCAGTCTTATTAGCAGCTACACGAGCAGGCTTCTCATCAGTATACTCACCAAGAGGATAATAGATAACATCAACAATCTTATGACCATCGTTGAACTTACCTGTCTCACCAGCCTTAACATCAACAGAGAATACACGTTTCAAAGCAGTCTTATCTTCCATATCAGCTTTAAGCTGCTCCCAGTTGTTTGTATCAGAGAAAGTAAGCTTCAAACCAGTACCAACTGCATTACCACTAGCAGCAAGCTTACAACCACTGAATGCCTGAGTCTGTGGACTCTGCATTTCATCAACTGTATAATGCTCCTTAATCTCATCATCTGTAGCATCCTCATTAAGGTTGTAAGCAGCAATAAGCTGAGCACGATTAGCAGCAATGATAGCATCAACATTCTCATCATAGAGCTTCTTCTTCTCTTCCTTAGTAAGACGAACAGCTACAGTAGCTTCTGAACCATCCTTCTTAAACATAGGAACACCCTTAGCAATATACCAAACAGTAAGAGACTTAATACAAGCTTCTACACCCTCAGAAGTCTCAAGGTCGAAACCATTATTCTTAGCATACTTCAACAAATCGGCATTTTCCTTAGCCATTACAAGTGCTTCAACATCAGCGATGTTATTAGCAAACATAATGTTATCACCAGCCTGCAAACCAAGAGCCTTAGATACAGAACCTGTAATAGCAAAACCACCCTTAGTAGTAGCAACAATAAGCTGAGGCTCAGCATTAACTACACTACTCTTAACACCACTTGCAACTGCTGAAATACCGAATGATAAACCGTTAATCTTCATAATTTTAAATATTTAAATTGTTAATAAAATAATTATATAGTATAATACTATTTACACACTAAATTATTCCTTATTCTGAAGAAACTTCACCATTAGAAATTTCTTCAATATTTACAAAGTCTTCATCATTAGGAACTGAATTGGCAAAGACTTCGGATAATTCATCGTCTGACATAACACCCATAAGAATATCACTAGCTATATCACGAGCACCATACATAAAAGCACGATGTCCAATCATAATACGAGTATATTTCTTAAAAGTATCTTTAGTAAATAAGTCAGCCGTATTAGCTTCTGTATAAGAGAAATGTCCTACAGCATGAGTTTCAACTACTTTACCATATATTCTCTTAAACCTAGTAAACTTATATTCAGTAACATAATCTGTAGGAGTAGCCTGAGTTCTAATAACAGGAAACTTACCTTCTTGAGCTACTTTCATAGCTTGTGGTAGATTAATGCACTTAATACATTGTTCGTTAATTTGAAATTCGTTGTATACTCTACCTTTTAAATCTTTATAATATTTAAGAGGATAAACACCAACTATTTCATCGTCTGTTTTACTTTCAGCTTCTGCTTTGGTACGACATTTAACACAATACTGTGGAAGTAGTGTCTCATCATAAACATTATTGCCATCAGTATACTTATACTGAGGTACATAATCTTTAGTAGTTTCCCAGACTATACCTGCCCTTGACAACAACGCTTTGACGATATGAACATCAACACCGGTTTTACCATTAATTACATGGATATGTTCTATACAAGTACTAAAAGGTAATCTTAAATCTTGCGCTCTCATAAGAATAGCAAGACCTTCATTTACAGTCTTAACACCGCCTTTTTCTGTGGCAATAATCTTCTTTAGAAATACTTCTGCATTAGCAAGTTGTTTCTCATCAAGAAGATTTAGAACATGAATACCAGTATTAACATCATCTTGTCTAACAATCAAACTACGATTGCTACCATTTTCATCTTTAGTATCATTCATTATTTCAAAGAGCTTATTAGTTCGTTTTCTAATTTCTGCTGCAAAGATAAGAACTTTTTTTTAATCAACAATACAATAAGCATTATTATTATCAACTTTAACATTTCTATCAAAATCGTTAATTATTGTATGATTGATTGGAATAGTTCTATCTTCTAGTTTTTTCTCCTCTAACGTGCTTTTATAGAATAAGGTATATAATAATACCTCATTACTGAAATGAACCTTAGAAAGCCTATAGAAATAGCTCTCAATAGTATCGCATAGCGGAGAAGTGATTATAACCAAATCAATATCAACATCTAAAGACTTGTCAGGTGAAGCACCGCAAGAAATTACATTTATCTTATGGCTATTCATAAGTTTCTGTGCAAGTTTCTTTTGAGCAATAACACCTAGAAGTTTAGGTTGACCTTTCTTTGGACCACTCTTTATAAGAATAGGATTTCCATAATCATCTACAGCAGGAACATTATCTACTTTATCATGGCAATTAGCACAAATTCTTTTACCAGATTTATCATTAAGATAATTAGTAACAAGATTAGCAAATTCACCATACTTGTTTATAATGAGTATATTCTTGTCTGAATTGTTATTGACTATATCTAAGATATTACTAAGTTTATCTTTAGAACTAGCAAGTTTAGTACTACGTTCTCTAATAATATTATAAATACTATCAGCACGTTCTTTAATAGCAGCAGGACTATAAAGTTTATCTATGTCTCTATTAAATTCCGAAGACATATCTAAATGATTATCCCAACCATTAGTACGAGCAATAGTATCACATATCATCATACTAGAACAATTAGTAGCACTATTTCCCAATCTAGCATACTTGATATTATCAAAGTTACCAAATATAGCTAGAGCAGTAGAAATTTCCCTATTATAATAGTTCATTTCTTTATCTAGTTCAGTATCAGGTGTTATAGTTAACCCTACCAAACACTCTTTTACGGGGCGGTTAGTTCTAACTTCATCAATAACATTTTGACTAAAGTTACCAATACTAGGAGCAACAGTATAGAAATCATCCATAGTTTTACTATCTAGTAGTTTACTAAGAATTACTAGATTAAACTTAGATTTTTCTATCATAGCTATATGTACAAAATGAAATATACTAGGATTATAAATTATAGTCAGTAAAGGACTATATTCATTAATATGTTCAGCAGCATATTCTGTAGTTAAAATCCTAAGATTTCCATTATGTATTACAGTACGAAAAGAATTATTCCATACTTCATTGTTCAAAGTAGTTAGATAATTTTCAATACTACTTCTATCTGCAAAATCTTTCACAATAATAACAATATTAGTCGTAGGAGACTTATTGTAAAGTTGTGGAAGAATATAAAGCAGAGGTCTTAGAGCATCAAAAGGAGCAGGTATTACAAAAGTACCTATTCCTTTATTCATTCTCCAAACATCAACAGCATTTAAATAAACTTGTTCTTCTGTCATTATTCTTCTTCATTATCAAATAAACTATTATACATACCAAAGTTCTTCTTTAATAGAGCTTTTCCACTAAGAGTTTTATTCTTTGAATTACCTTTCTGATTAGGACTTATTCCAAGTTTAATAGGATTAATAATCTTATAAGCTTCTTCATAATAATAAGCATAATTTACATTACGCTCACTAATATCTTTATCATCAAGTAAATTAAGAATTTGAACTGGGTTTCCACTAGCTAAAACACTACGTTTACCAGTAAGTTTATGCTCTTTCATAATCACAACTCCTCTAGTAGATACATAGAAACGAACATGAGGTTGACTACGAACTTCAACACGTTTTCCATCTATTACTTTTTCATAAACAACTTCAAACTGTTTACCAACATTTTGAGTTTTACAAAAATCAAGAATATCTTTATGATTATAAAGAGTTTCCATTACAGATGTACCATGAGCAAAATACTCAAATACAGCAGTAGCTACAATAGGCATATCATAACCTTTTTTAAGGTCTTTAATATACTGCTTTGGGTCAAGAGCACCTTTATACTCAAGTTTATCATTACTTTGAATATCAAAATAGTTGTTCACATTAAGACTAACAAGCATCTTATAATGTTCATCATCAGCAGACATTCTATTAGTCTCATTCCATTCCTTACAAATTTGATTATAAACATCAATTTTATCATAAGGAAGCTTTATAACGATACCATCTGTATTAGCACTAACAACATGTATTCCAGCAAGTTCAAGAGATTCACAAAGAGTCATTGTCATTAACTGACCATTAATAGTAACTCTCATTTGTGCAAGTCTATCATAAAGCCAATAATTTTCATAACCATATTTACCATAAATAGCATTGATTACAATCTTTAATGCTTCAGCTGCTAGACTATTATGTACGCCAGGAACTACAAATCCATCTTCATCCTTAGTATGTTTACACTTAACACGCGTCTGTTTAAAGTAATCTACCATGTTTACAAACACCTTAGTATTAAGATGTTCAGGTACTACTTCATAACTAATCATTATACTCGGATAGTAGGATGTATAATCATGATGAACATAAACATATTTATTAGTGCTTTTAAGTATTACAGGTTTGTCTTGAGTATGAATACCTCCAGTAGCTAGAGTATATGTTGTACCATAAAAATCTATTTCACGTACAAAACTATCTTTATTAGTTCTATATATTACAACTTTCTTCATTTCTTCAAGTAAATCTTGAAGTTGTTTAGTTTTAAACTTAATATGAGGAAATATAATACGTTTAAACGATAAAGCAGTTCTTTGAGTACGAAGATTTTTAAAAGCATCTTCTTTAAGTCCACTACGTTCAGAATAGAACTTATTAAGAAGTTTATCAGCAATATTACTTCTAGCACTACATAGAAGATTAAGTTTAAAAGCATGACCTAGACTATATCTAAGTTTAATCTCATCAGGCTTTTGTCTAGCTATCTCGCAAACAAGAAATACATCATTCTTATTATAATGAAGCATAGGCTTTATATATTTAGGCATAAGATACCTATCAAAGTCAGCAACAAACAAATGATTTAATTGTTCATTAGTCATACCTTTATATTCATCTTTTTTCCTATATACATCGCCTTCTTCATCATCTATTGGAGGTAGCTTAAAATCAAGAAGATTATACCATTTAAGATTAATACTAACTTGCTTTAAACTTTTACCATACTTCTTACGTTCACCAGTATCTTTATCTACATTTACTCCAGCAGAATTAAGAGCATAAACTTTAAACAAATCAACAGTTACATAAGGTAATCTATACTTACGAATAACATTAAGTAGAGGGTCATTCCATAAAGCATCTTTATCATCTTGTAGAGATATTAGTTTATTATTCACTTCTTTAAGAAATGAACAAAGTTGTTTACTAGTATCAAAACGATTCCAATACATAAGGAAAGATTTAGTCATCATATCATCATAAGCTTGATTGTTATAGCCAAATAAATCATATCTGTCTACAGTACCATCATCTTTAGTTATAGGACGCATCTTCTCAAAGAAGTCTATTAGTTCTAACATCTGTGAATCATCTGTATCAGTAACATAAAATATCCAACTCTTTACACTATCAAGTCTAGACTTAATTTCTTCAACTGTTAAAGTATCAGTTAAAGCACCTTTACAATCTGCAAATTTATCAAGATAATCTCTAACATCTACAAAAGTAAATGAAATCATATTCTCGAATACTTCTAAGTCTACAGCTAAACTATGAATCATTTATCAATTTAATTATTTCCATTCCATTATAATTATTATCTTTATTAGCAGTAAGCCATTTAACTAGACGATTACGAAATTCATCGTATTTATTATCATCTATAAACTTAATAAAAGGAGAGTAATTTGTACTGTAAACAAAAGGAGATACATAATATAGTTTGTCTTTACCTTTAGTAATATCAAAACCAAAATTAGTAGCAGCATTACCAAGAAGCATTATCTTCTTGATATTATTAATTCTAATATCAGCAAATGTATGAAGCATACATCTATTAGCTATATATTGATTTACAGGACAACGTTCATCAAGCTTACAACGAATAAGAGGAACAATATAAGGGTCTAGTTGTTCTAGACCCCCCGTAAGAGATGTGATAGTTTCCTTTACTATTTCCACATACTTACTAAATGTCATTCCTCTATTCTTATAAGCATTATAATCAACATTAGGTACAACAATAATCATACCTGACATTGGATTACCAACACCATCAAGACATTTGCACTTAGTATTAAACATACCTAAAGCACAATTGTCACATACTTTGGAACTCATAATTACATATTATCCACGATATTAACCAAGAGTACCTCCAGGGTATTTACTAATAGTCATAAGACTAGGAAAGTTACAACCATTTTCAATACGCTTACGAGCCTTAATTTTATCGCTTCTTTTCATAATTAATTAATCTTTAGTAGGTTCAACATAATCTTCTACTTTGGTAAACTTCTTAATATTAAAATCATTATATATAGAAGCTACAAACATGAAGATATTATCACGTTTACCCCAAGTTTTATCTAGCTTACGTTTATACCCATAAGCAACAACTGCGCCATCATACTTAGCATCAAGTTTAGCAACTTTATAATATTGACGTTTATCATTCAAAGCATTATTATTTTCAAATACATAAACATCGCCAACTTTGATAGGACAATTAGCAAGAATATCAGCAGAAGCTTCTTCATTAAGAGCTTTCATTTTATTTTTATATTCAGCTTCTATTTCTTTCTTTTTACTAATGTAACATTGCACACGTTCTTTAAAAGAAAGACTATTATTTGTATTACACATTTTATTTAATATTTTAATTTTCAATTTGAGCGTATCAAATAATTTTCGTGATTAATTAATCGACTAAACTATTCAAATTGCTTAAAACTCAACAAAATTGTCATCTGATGAATTTGGTATCACTTCAATGTTCCATTCTGCCAGCGAAAACTTGACACTTTCATAAACATAATCAGGACGAACAACAACACCTTTATGATAATTATCATCAATAATAACAATAGTAGCATCTAAGAGAGTACCGATAACAGTACGACTATTATCTTTTTTGGTTAACTTTACAGTATCACCAAGGTTCAAATCATTTTCATCAAGAATACCATTAGATATAGTATCTTTAATTCTAGCTACATCTTGTTCTTTTTGTTTAAGAACTCGAACTAGTCTAACAAAGCTATTATTATCAATATCCATATCTCAAATACACTTTTTCTTTAGCTCTACTAACAGCAACATAAAGCCGCTTATTAATATCACTAGCGTTAGGGTAAGGTCTACCATATTTATCATAAACAATATCCATAACATCTACCATGCTTACATTGTAAGTTGAGCCTTGAGACTTATGACTACTAATAGCAAAACCATAATCTAAATCTCTATAATAAAGAATAGAACCGTCAGGTCTACCAATATTAACAAGAAGAAGACAAGATTCTTTAAACTTATAATAAGCTTTCCATTTAGCAGCACGAATATCTTTACGAGCATTCTTAGCTTGCTGAATTAAATCATCAGTAATTTTACAATACATAGACATAGTATATTTATCTCTATGGTCTATAATAAATAATGGAGAAGTAACTTGACCACCAAATACAGCTTGAAATTTAACCATGAAACCTTTAAGCTCATATTGCGGATGAGTATAGTTAGCTATCTCTTTTACAATATAATCTTCACTATTCTGAATAATTGCATCATTAAATTGGTCAACAATAGTAACATAAGAAGTAATCAAATCATTCTTAGTAATAACAGATTTTTCACTGTCTTTAATTATACTTTCTCTAATAAATTTATTCCAATTAGAAACAGCTTTATTAGTATAAGATATAACTTTGACATAATCAGTATTATGAGTAATTGATTCGTCACTAAATTGTTTCACAACTTCTTGCTGAAATTGAGCAGAATTACAAACTACAAATCCTTTAGTCATAGTATTATCAAATTTACTACGATTACGAGATATGTAATTTAGGAAGTTAAAAGTTCCATTATAAACATCACCACGAAGAAGTTCAGTAAGAGTTCTTATAGGATTATCTTCATCTTGTCGTACAATCTGTGTAAGTCTGAAAGATGTAACGCCTTTAAAAGCATAACTATCCTTCTCATTTACGGGCGGGATTTGAGCATCATCACCACATAGTATAAGTTTAATACTATACTTCTTCATCATCTTATCAATATAAGTAACAAGACTACGATTAAGCATAGAGCTTTCATCTACTATATATAGACGATAATCTTCAATCTTTATACGACCATAAGAAGCAAAAGTAACATTGTTAATATCAAACTTTTCAATATCATAATTAGGTTTAAAACCAAAATCAGATTGAATAGTATTAACATTACAATGAGTACCTCTAATACTATTTTTAAGAACTCTACAAGCTTTATGACTTGGAGCACTTAATCCTATTTCAGAGAATGGTATATTACAATCTTGAAGTAAAGCTTTAAGAAGAAAAGTTTTACCAGTACCACCAGGACCAATCAAAGCACGCTTAAAATCTTTAGGATTATAAGGTTCATTAATAAACTTAATAAGTCCATTATAAGCTTTTGTTTGGTCATCAGTAAAAGTAAACTTTTTAGCTCTATTTTTATTAGGAGTATTTATAGTAAATTCATCAGTATTACTCATTATATATCCTCCTCATCATCTATTAAATGTTTAACATTATAATTATGACCAACTAGAGTTAAAATTCTATTGAATTTAGCATAAAGTTTACCATCAATTCTAACAATCCAACAAGAACAAATCCAGTTATGACAAAAAGGTACATAACGATTAGGGTCTGCTTTCTTGAATATTCTATCACTTTCACTAAGAAGTAAACTAATATATTGTCTGTTTCTTTGACCAACTCTAGTAAATATACGTTCACATTTAGTTAAATCATAAGAATCTTCAGTAAAAGGAAGAGTTACTCCATCTTTACCTACATCACTTATATTAGTATCTTTGGTAAGTCTATTAATATAATCAAAGTATTTAATACGAACAGTAAAATTACCTTGTTCATCTTGAATAACTTGACCAGGAACTAATTTAGTTAACTTCTTATTAGGAAGTGCAGTTGGCGCTCTACGTTTAGTAGAAGCTTTAGGCTTAAAGACAAATTTAAGCTTAGAATAATCTACATTCATTTCTTCTTGTTTGTTAGTTTATGTTCTTTTTTAATCTTCTTAGCTTCTCTAGCACTTATAGTACTATCTTCAAAATTAAGATTAGAAGGCTTAATAGTATTACTACCACGATTAAGCACATATCCACAATAATGGACAAGAAAATCAATTCTTCCCCAAGTACGAATACCAATAACTGCATTAATTGGAATGATAATATGATTACCATCAATCTTTGCAATACGTGATACACACTTTAAATCCTTTCTTTCATCATGTTTCTTTGCCATTTTACAAAAAGTTTAATTAATTAATATTATGTTACTTCATCAATAAGATGATTATACTAAACGTTCTATTGGTATTTTTTCATTGAAATATTTAAATCCTATAGGGGAAATAATAACATATATCAAGTTCTTACTATTTATAATAGCACTATGAACTCTATATTTTCTATTATTATAAATAATTTCATCACCAACATGAATATTATAAGATTCTAATACTTTATTACTTAAAGCAGTACGTTCTTTTTTATATTTAACTTTAGCTTTTTCAAGAATACCTTTAGTTTCTTTAAGTTTAGCTTTAAATTCTTTTGCTTCCATAACTATTTTATTTTAATTATTAATATTAGAAGTCCTGCTTGGTTTCGCACCATAAGCCGTATTACTACACTTAGCAGGACTTGATTAATTATATTATGATTCTAAGAAATCTCTTACATCAATATAATCTATACCAAAATTCTCAGCACACTTTTTATCTGAATCTGAAAAATCTCCTGGTTTACCAGAAGCATCTCCAATCATAATACATTCGTCTTTAGAATGTACGAGATATTGATTATATAATTGTTCTAGCATTCCAGTATTAGGTTTTCGATAAGGATTATCCTTATCCATAGAACAACAATACATAGCATCAACACATGAGAAGTGCATAATTCTGTAATCTAAATAATCTTGACATACACCTACTATAGCATTTATTTTAAATTTAAAAAGACGTTTATCTATAGCATCTTTTATACCACCTTGATTACTTACTATAAAAAGCATATTAAGCATAGGCATTTTTTCTACAAGTTTAGCTAATACAGGAACTTGTACTCTAAAATCACTAAAATCTTCAGGAAATGTTTTACCTGATGCAGTTTTAATTAAAGTACTGTCTAAATCTATAAACAGTGCTCTTTTATTTTTTATATTTCATAATTCTTTATTTATAAAAGTTATTATACTATTCTCTAGCCGCCCCGTAAAGGAATGTTGTCATACAAGCATTCTCTTTTTCTAGTTTATCACATATATTAGTTATGAAATTAATACCAGCATGTCTAACAGCAATTATATCTTTAACTACAGTAGTCATATCATGTTGAGTTAATTTCATAAGAAAATATATAGTTCTAAAACCTTTACGAGTATTAAGAGGAAAGTTATAAGGAATAACATAACCTGTACGTCTTGAAGAATGTTTATAAAAGTCTTTTTTATCAACATAACCATTACATTGTACAACTTCTCCAAAATCAGGTACATTACAATGTCTTATATCAAATTGATAAAGACAACTATTACATAGTATCATAGTCTACCCTTTCTTCTTCTAATAGCTCTACGTCTACTTTCTCTACGTTGAGTTTTACCATCAGGAATACTACTACTACAAATTAAACCTGGATGTTCATTAGCACTAAGTATAATACTTTGTGTATTATAATAGTTTCTAACATCACCTACATATAAATCTTCGTCACCCATAATTTTATACTTTAAAATCTCTTTCTATTTTAACATTACTATTATGATGAAGAATAGCATTACGTAAATGACATTGAATAGCATTTTTAATACCAAGTCTTATAGTCATTTCGTTATACTTATCGTCTTCATCATCAACTTTAACAGTTATATTGTATTTATACAAACTCATACTTTAAATATATTATCAAGAATGTTTCTGAAATTAGGATTATCTATTACATACTGTGCATCAGCTTCATTTTTGAACATAATATTACCAAAATACATATCTGTATTAGAATTAATATGAACAATTTGATAACCATAAGGTTCTGTTGTGGTTTTATCATAAGCTATCATATAACCACATTTATCAGCATTGGTAGTATATTCCCAATCACCATTAAAATAATTAGCAATATCCATAAGAGTAATTATTGCAACTATTTTCTTACAAGTTGACGTACTTACAGCAATAGATGAACTAAGATATTCACAAGCATCAATAGGTTTTAAATTATACATTTCTTCTATTGTTAACCATTTTCTCTTAAATCTGATAATGCCTTTATCTAAATCACTATTATCTTTATCGATTACATAACCGTTAGGTAAATCAAATTCTACAGATTTTAATTTACTAGGATTATCATCTCTAAATAAAGGTATAATCTTGTGATACTTATCTTTAGTATTATCTTTAGGAATTTCTACAAATACTACAGATTTAGTATCAGGTCTTCTAACATGTGAACATTCACCAAATATATTAATTCTTTTATCTCTAGATAAAGCATTATCATTTCTATCGCTAGCAGATATATCACTACTAGAACAAATAGTAGCAAGAGAACAATCACAACAAGAACCGCTTTCGGTTACTTCATATAATTTGTTCATGTACTCAATCTTAGTACCAATAGCAAAGGTTTTACCTATTTCATTGTTACTTCTATTTGATGGCATAATTAATTCTTATTTTAAATGGTTTATTAATACCGTCATAAGAAACAGTTGTATGATATATTATATCATGTTTCTTATGCTTAAATTTATTATATAGAATTTCAGCTACAGCACTTATAGTAAAATAATCAATAGCATTAGTATTAAAACTAGCTTTAATTTCATTACGTAAAAGTATTATAGCTTCAGTGTCTTTATTCCTAAGTTGAGTTTGTGTTACAACTATCATTTTATTTAATATTTTATTTTGTAATATAAAGCCCTCAAATTAATTTGCCGATAAATTTATCAGTCAAATTAACTGAGAGCTGTGAAACCTAGGAAATTACGTAAAAATTGAATTTACTCATAAATACCGGATTGCTCAAGCATAATTGCCTGGTCTGCCTGCATATCAGAATAAATATCATCAAGTACATCATCACTAAGAATAATAGTACTTGGAGCATCAGGAAGTTTAGTTCTATCTTTACTCATAATTTAAATATTACATTTTTTACCATTACTAACAGTACTTATACCAAAATTAGGCATAATAATCGGCATGGATTTTTTCAAGATATTAATATCAACTTTATCAGGTACAATATTAACCTTTTCAAGATGAACACTTGCGCAGTCAAACTGCACTTTAGTTCCTAATTTACCTTTAAGACAAAGGTCTTTTACAGCACACTGAGGACATTTAACCCCATTAGTTATAACATTATATATATTACCGGCAATTACAATACCAGTTATAACATTTTCTTCCATAATTGTATTTATTAAACATTAAAAAACCACTACTACTTTCACAAGCAATAGTGGCATATCCTTTGAATAAATTTATGAATACGTTTACACACTTGTAAACACCAGATTTACTATATGAAAAATAGAATAATAATACTAATTATAAGAGCAACAATAATAGCAAATAATATACGTGCTTCTTTATTGCGTGATTTAATAGTTTTTTCAAGAACATTAATTCTACCATAAAGAGATTTATTATGCTCTTCAAGAGTAGAAATAGTAGTAGTTTTATTACTTAATGTTGTATTAAGTGAATAAATAGTCTTTTCTTGATTACTCTGAATCTCCTCACTCTTATCAAGAGAATCTTTAAGAATTTCAATTCTCTTTTCATTAGTAAGTTGAAGTTTCTTGTATGTATCAATAGTCTTACTTGACTTACGTTCAACATCATCTTTACGAAGAATGATATTAACTAATTCATCAATACTCTTTTTACGGAGTTTAGTTCTACGACATTTATCAGAAGAACTTAATTCTTTTTCTTTTACCATAATTCTCTTATGTTTTAATTATTCGTATAATATATTATCACTAAGTTCATCATAATTAGCATCATCACCAACCATGATTTCACCAAACAAGTCATAATCATCAATATCATGACTAGTACAGAATGCATCAATATCTTGAGCATTATAATCAAATTCATTATCTTGTATCATAACTGTTATTATTAATTACAATGCAAAGATAATAAATTTAATCTATCATGCCTTTTACGGGGCGGCTAGATTAACTATTATTTCAAGCAATACTAGCACTCTTAACATTAAAAGGATGAATATTAACTATTCTACCTTTATAGCCATAAGTCTTAAATCTAGACTTAGCAATTTTCTTAGCATGACTAAAACCTTTACTAGTAGAAATCATAAGACTTCCATTAGCACGTTCTTTAAGTCTACTACTAACAAAATAATACTTTGTACACATAAGTTCTCCTTATTAAATTAATAAATAGTAGTAGTACTATTTCTAGCACTACTACTTATAATAACAATTAGCCAAACATAATCATACGAGCCAGCTCTTTGAGTAGTTCTATAGACACATCACTAAGTTCCATAATATTAGTAATGTGATTATAATAACTATCATGCTCCACTGGAACAGGTGTAGCATTACTAGACCAAGGATTAGTATATTCCTGACCCTCAGCTACAGCCTCTTGCACAATCTCAATTTTAGCACCACTAAGTAACACTTGCAAGCAATTAGGATGCTCAGCAATATAGTTACCTGCAAATGCAGTCTTAGGATTGTTTCTAAATGCAGCAATAACACTGAAAGCAGAAACAAATATAACATTTACTTCACCTTCAGAATAATTACCTTCTTCATCAGCAATATAACCCTTAACTGGAGTGTTAAGAGTGATAGCTACTCTTTGCCAAGTAGTCATATCAGTTACATTGATGTTACGAACTGTAGTAGTTACTACATTGTTAGTCTTAACTTTCTTGAGTTCAGCACTCACTGTTTCAAAACTTTTCATAATTCTTTAATTTAAAATGTTTATAATATTGTTAATTAACACGATTACTAATTAAACTAGTACTATCTTCACAGACCGTACTAGTAACAGAACTTTATTTATTTGGAAATGGGAAGTCTAGCATTATAATAATCAATAGCTTTATCGCTATCAAAGAGGTTTTCATTATAGTCCTCTATTTCATTAAATAAAGCTTCAGAAGCATTATAATAAGTTTTATAAACTTTTATTTCATTACGAAGTTTAGTATTAGCTGTAACAGCATTAACTAAACTAAGAGTACTACTAATAGTAGTAGCTATTAATATTAACAGCACAAGAGCTGTAGATTTACTTACTTTCTTCATCTTTACTAGCATTATTAATTATAATAATACCACTTATAATAAGTAGTACAATACCAATCATATTAACTACATTAATACCATCATCAGTACCATGAGCAATAAGTAAAAGACTTAAAAATAACATAGGTATGACTGATAGTCTAAGTACATATTTAAATAAATCTATATCCATAACATTAATAAGTTATATAGTAAAACATTTGAATATCAGTTATAGTAGTATTATCTACTTGAAAAGCACTATACTAATGAACAGGCAATAGTATAGGAGTAACTATAGGAATAGTTGAAGTAGATTTATAACTACTATTACTAATTGATACACAAGCAATTAATGATACTATTAGAGTTGCAAAGATAGTAAAATATACTATATATGCAAGTACTTTATGAGTACGATAAGAAACATCATAATCATAAAGAATAACATCAATAATTACTGTAACGAATAGAATAATTATAAGTGAGATTAATAGTATAACCATAAGTATTATTAATTTAAAGAAGATGAGAAAGTGGGACTGTCTCAGCAACACTATCTTTAACTTTCTCACCTTTAATTACACAAACTTCTATATTAATACAATTATCATCATTGCAATCATATTAATTACTCCAAGAATAATCTCAAAGTCAGCACATTTATTATATTCTTTTTGATTAAACATATCATTATTTATTTTATAGTTATTACTAGTGTAACACCAATGCTTCAAGTTTCGCTACTCTCGACTTTCGTCTAAGGTTATATAATAAATAAATATATAATAACTGCGTTATTATATTATATATTTATTTTTATATAACCCATGCGTGCGTGTATGCGCGTGCGTTAATGTTATAGCTAATGCGTAGCTCTTATTACAACACGACCAACATAATTAACATCTATCGTATTACATGGTTCATTTTCATACTTTCTACTTACACGAAAACGATTAGTATCAAGATAATCAACAACGTAACAATTATAAGTTATACCATTATTCATAGTAATATTAACTTTAATGTTACTACCTTTTACAGCATTTAATAAAACTCTTATTTTATTCATAATTAAACTCCTTTTCTATTCAAATGATTATAAGGATATTCATAATCATTAATATTATCATAAATATCCTCATAATCAATATTATCTACACTCATGTTACTTTTGAAACTGAATACCAACAATACTATTAATATTAATACTATAAGTATAAATATCATCATCAGCATCGCATTGAGATGAAATAGTAACAAACATATCATCAATACTACTAACAATAGCATCAGAATACACATGTTCATCAGTTGCAATAGTAAGACTTTTATCATTAAAAGCCTTATAATCAACTAAAATCGCTAAAATCATTACTTTATTCATAATAGTTCTCCTATAATTAAATTAATAAATAAATATTTGCAATATCAATAGAATAAGTCTTATAAGTATTCTAATTTTGATACGCAGAATTTGTTTCTTTTTTGTTGTCAACTCTTGTAACTTTATTGTAGTCAACTTGAGTTGTTCTTGTAGTCAAAAGTGCAATGAGTAACAAGAGCAGGAGATTTCTCTCCCACTCTTGCATTTCATTACTTAGCTGGCTTTTCAGCAGGCTTCTCAGCCTCTTTCTCAGCTGGCTTCTCAGCTTCTGTCTTGACAGCAAACTTGTGTACAGTCGGAGCAAGATTCTCAAGGTCGAGAATAGTAGCTTCAACAGCATCGAAATCATCTTCTTTACGAAGAGCAAACTTTCTACCACAAGTAGCAAGTTTAATCTTAGTAAGTCTAGTATGATAAGTCACACCATCAGAACTCTCTTCTTCACCACTAATCTCGTTGGTGAAAGTGTCGCCATCTTCATAACGTTCAATAGTGACAGAAAGAGTAGCACCAAGCAACAGACTATACCAAACTCCATCAGGAGTAACAGTATATTCCTTTCTGTCGAAGTCCTTGAAGTACACCTGCAAGAAGTTCGGTGTCAAGTACACTACGTGCATGAACTGACGCAATGACATTACCAACTCATTGGTAACACCTTCAACAAACTCACCAGTCTCCTTGTCTGCACTACGCTTTGGAAAGCTTTGCACAGTAATGAGGTTAATGAATTGTCTACCGTCTGCATTAGCAAATGTACGTACATTCTGAACTGTCAAATTAAGATTCATTGATTTCATAATAATAAGTGTTTAAATTAATGAAACTAGCATAAGCTAGAGCATGAACCCGTTCCATGCCAAGACTTGTTTCTTTTCTTGTTGTTGAAAATTGATTCTTTCTTGTAGTCAAAATGTTGAATTTCCTGCTTGATAGGCGGGGGTATTGATATTGTCTTTATGATGGTGGGGGTCTAACTACATACCTCCTTGCTCATAGTTATTTATATAATTTTCTACCCCTACTTTTACTGCTTCTATTATTATCATTTACTTTATAATTTACTTTACCTTAATCTTCATTTACTTTATCATTATCATTATTCGTATAATCATTTACTTTACTTTTAATATTATCTTATACTTTTACTTTACTATTATTATCCTTACTTGTTTTATAGTTTTCTTTATCGCTACTACTTGTTTCATTTTTATCATTATCATTACCATTACTTTTAATTAATCATCACATTGATTTTACTATTACTTTATTTGCTAATCGTGCTGATAATTATCAAATTTAGTTAATTCCGTTTAACTAATTATAATTTATTACTAATACTATTATTACTTTCATTATTATTATCTATATTTGCAGCAGTATTTCTAGCACCTACAGTATTACTATTTACTAAGTTAATTTCTGTAGGCTGAAATAACTTAATAGTACGGACACTATTCAAAGTATTAATTTAAAATATAAAATTATGGTTGATTTAAAAGTTAATTATCTTGGTCTTAATCAGACCCTTCGTATGCCTACTAGTATGAGTGAAATTGACATGAATGTAATTGCTGATTACGTTAAGCATGTTAATGTTAGTAAGAATTATGCTCTTATTGCTGTTGTATTTAAAGAGCGTCCTATTAGTATTGTAAGTCTTAGTAGACAAAATAAGAATGCAAGTGTTAGTGGTGTTGCTGTTATGATTAAGAGTAATACTGATGATGAGTTTATCAAAGACATTAAACTTGGTGAAACTATAGTTATTTCTCCTAGTGATATTGCTATGGGACATCATGTTAATTCTCCTGATAATGTTCTTACTCCTGGTTTCTTACTTAATCTTCTTCAAACTAACGCTGATTTAAATAAGAAACTTATGGCAGTTAATGTTCCTACTTATTTTGTAGATTTTAAGATTGTTCCAGTTTGTAATATTCATGGTTTTATAGGAAAGTATGTTCCTACTTCTAAATATTATATTACTCCTGATGCTGGAGAAACTGATATGGGTAAGTAATTACCTATTCACATCTTCTACGGGGAGGCTTTAAAAGCTAAGAGAGTTCACACTCCCAAAGCTTTATATTGTACTATTAATAATATTATTAATATGAAATATAAAATAAACAATGAAGGTTTAGAAGAAGGTAAATTTCCTAGTTCTACTGGCAAACAAGTTCTTATTGAAAATAAAGCATCTATACTTAAAACTATAGATGATAATATTATAGATAAGGATGTTGCCATGATGATTCTAGTTCAACTTGAAAAAGATGCTCAACGTCATTTAGAAGCTGATGAAGTTACTGCTATTCCTTATCTTGGTAAGATTAAAAGAAAAGCTGGTTCAAAAGCTTATGCTAAAAATAAAGAAACTCTAGATGCTGCTAAAGAAATCATGACTCCTGAAAACTTTGAAAATTTCAGAGCTGCAATGATGAGAGAAGCTGTTATTAGAGACAATGAAGCAAAAGTATATAATTATCAAGTTGCACGTATGGCTAATAAGAATGGTAAAACTTATTGGAAATGTGTTGAACGTAGTGGTAAATATTATGCTAATATTAGGTTTTATTGTTTAGGTTGTTTAAATTATTCTGAACCATGCAACGAGATAGATTAATAATAGATAATCTTTTACTTATTGATGAAAATGGTATGCCTGAAGCTCCAACTATTCGTCAATTAATAGATAAAGACGTTAGAGAGCTTTATACTAGAGATAAGTCTAAAGATAAATCTGGTTATGTAAAAGACTGTATAGTTATTTATTATCTTGGAGACCCTAAGTCTCCTGCAAAACAAAGTGGTTTAAGTGATGCTGAAGCTCTTAAAATGGCTATAGAACAAGCTGGTCTTCCAGCTAACTATATACCTAGTGCTCTTGTTTTGAAAATAATTAAAAGATATTATGCTCAAAGTATAGGAGAAGCTGGTAGAGTTGTTGAAAATCTTCTTAAAACTCTACATAATGTAAATATTGCAGTTGATTCTATTAATGCTTTGCTTAATGAAAAGCTTAGAGATAGAGCTAATTTAACTATAGAGAATGTAAGTACTCTTTTAGATTTAGTAGATAAAGTTACTGATAAAGCATCTGAGATTCCTAAGACTTTAAAATCTTTGAATGAAGCTAAGGAAAATCTTATGTATGAAAAAGAGTCTGAAAAAGCTAGAGGTGGTGGTGCTATTACTAGTAGTATGAATGCTGCTGATTATGTTTAACATTATATTGTTTAAGTTATGAATAGTATTTATAAAAATAACTTTCTTTATTTTGATGAAGGTCCTCATAAGTATACTGATTCTTTAGGTAATGAATATCTTAGTGTAACTACTAATATAGAAAATTACTGTCCTAAATTTGATAAGAAATATTGGCTTAGAAAGAAAGCTAAAGAACGTGGTATTACTGAACGTAAACTTGAATCTGAATGGGAAAGAATAACTAAAGAAGCTTGTGAACGTGGTACAGCTACTCATAATGGACTTGAAGATGGTATTAAAGGAAGTAGTATGTTCAAAGATGCTATTCAATATCTTAACCAAGTTAAAAGTGGTAGATGTATAACTGTAGCTGATATTCCTAATCTTAGAGCGCATCCTCTAGATATAGAACAATTTAAAGAAGCTACTAATAATAAGTATCCTGAAATATATCAAGTATTTCAATATTATGTAAATAAAGGATATACTATTTATTCTGAAATTGGAGTATTTGTTCCAGAGTTACTTCTTAGTGGTACTATAGATGTTCTTTGTGTGAGACCTGATAGATTTGTTATTCTTGATTGGAAAACTAATAAAGATGGTCTTCATTTTACTAGTGGTTTTTATCGTAAAGATAAAACTACTAAACCTGTTCAACTTACTAGTGAATGGTGTAATACTCATGAGTTTATGTTACCTCCTTTTGCTCATCTAGAAAATTGCAATGGTAATCATTATACTATGCAATTATCTACTTATGCTAGAATGACTGAAATGATATTAGGTATTCCTTGTGTTGGTCTAGGTCTTTGTCATATTCAAACTCCTTTTGAAAAGAATAAATATGGTATGCCTTATCGTGACGTTCATGGTATGTATAAGATTGATAAAGAAGGTAAGGAAGTTGTTACTTGGTTTAAGATTAATTATATTCGTAATGAAATAGATGCTATGTTTCAAGATAGAAGAATTAAACTTAATAAACAAGGTTTACTAACTCCACAAACTGAAATACAATGGTAATATGACAAGACGAAGACGAATTAATACTAGAGTTCTTCACGTTGAAGAAGTCGATAATATTAAATATGTTTGTAAAGGTATTCCAGAAACTGGAATGTTTTATGTATTTGGTGTATTAAAATAATAAGATATGAATAAAGAATTATTTAATAAGGCAAGTAAAGCTGATTTCAGCAAAATACTCATCAATAAAGGATATGCCTATTTTAATAAAGGTAAGTATAATCTTAACATTATTGGTATCAGAAATGCTGGTAATAATGTTACTAATAAATTTGATGATGTTATTGTAGTAGAATACATTGATATGCATGGTATTAAAAGTAGAGAAATATTTGCTGCTACTACTGACCCTGGTATTACTAGTATGACTAAACCTGTAAGTTATAAAGGTTGTGCTATACTTGTTCCTGGTCAATATCGTTCTGCTTGGAAACTTGGTTATCATAAAGGTAAATATGAAGCTATTGTTCAATATAAACCAGTAAAAGTTTATAGAGATAATAATAAAGACGCTGTTTATGATTTCAATCCAAAGACTGTAGAAGAAGGTACATTTGGTATCAATATTCATAAAGCTGGAAAACATTCTACTAGAGTTGATAATTGGTCTGCTGGTTGTCAAGTTCTTGCTAATAAAGAAGATTTTGATACTCTTATGAAACTGGCTCATAGACAAATTAGTCAAGGATATGGTAAACTATTTACTTATACTTTAATTAATGAGGAGGATTTATAATGGCTTGTATTCTTGTTGATGGTGTAGTTCAAGGTACTTTTACTATAAAAGATTTAGAAAAATCTATGCGTGATATATTTTCTAGAGAAGAAAAACAAATGATAATTTCTCCTGAAGGAGGAATAGGATATATATCTCGTAAAGAGTATGCTGAAAGAAATTTTCCAAAACTTATAGAACATTCTCAAATTCAAGAAGATATTGATAAAGAAATTATTAATAGTCTTCATAGTTATAAACCTTTTAGTAAATGTTTAAGTAATGAACGAATGTATTAAAGAAATTATCAAATATATAATACTGTTTGTTATTCTTGGAGTTATTCTTTATAGATTTATAATATTTCAAAGTAATAACTATAAAGATAATAATAGCATTATTGAACCTAATGTTGAACTTCAAAAACATAATGATAGTCTAAAAATTAAAGTTGATAATTTAGATAGTATTAAAAATGCAAAAGTTATTGAAGTACAAACTCTTGGTAATGATAGTACTGTTAAGTTATTCTATAAACTCATCAAGTAAATCATTAACATCTTCTACGGGGAGGATAGAACAAGATAGTGTAACTATAGCAATTAGTGATATTCGTAAAGCTAATGCTAAACTAATAGAATTAAGTTATGAAAAGGATATTAATAAGAATCTTCGACAAATTATTAGAAATGATAGTATTCTTGCAGAACAAGCTAGACAAAGATATATACTATTGGATAGGTCATGTAAGAAAGTAACAAAACAACGTAATGTTGCTTATTGTAGTGCTGCTGGTGCTATTATATTACTAATTTTAAGTTTAATAAAATGAGTGATAATCATACTGTAGAAAAATATATAGAAAGCTACCCAATGCTTCAATATATAAACGATAATACTGGTCAGTATAAACACGCTAGAGAAGCAGGTTATAAAGACCCTAATGATTTGTTTATGATTGGAGAAAGCGGTGGCTTTCTTCTTGATATACGTAGAGGAGATAAGTTTGTTAATACTAATCTTCTTACTGAGATGGCTTCTCTATATCATATAAATGGTGAGAAATATACTTTATATAAAGAAGATAGTATTCCTCATCGTCAATTACGTAAAAGAGAAGAGTATAGACGTAAACATGGATTTGATGCTCCATGTTTTATGCGTAATGGTGAAGTTCGCAATCTTCATATTAGTGGAGATATGTATAATTACTTGAATTATACTATTATTGAACAGCTTGATGAAAAGACTATTATTCATACTGATAAAGGTTCTGTTGCTAAGAAGAAACAAGACTTTCCTAAGTTTATAGATGCACAGTTTTGGACATTTGCTATTATAGAGTTTTGTGAACTTAATGGTTTTCATCTTCTTATTGATAAAACTCGTCGTGGTGGTTTCTCTTATATTATGGCTAGTCATAGTGCCAATAAGATAAATCTTCAGCCTAATAAAGTTTGTATTCATGTTGCTGCTGATAGTAAATATCTTACTAAGCGTGGTGGTCTTACTGATTTTACTATTCGTAATCTTTATTTTTATGAGAATAAGACTTTCTTTAAACGTGGTATTCTTTCTCGTGCTGCTGAAAACTTTACTCTAGGATTTAAACTTCCTAATGGTGACATTAGTCCTAATAGTTGGAATAGTGCTCTATTTAGTGCTTCTGCTAATAACAATCCTGATTGTGCTATTGGTAAGGATGCTGTTAGTGTTAAGACTGAAGAGGTTTCTACTATGGAAAACTTTGATGAATATATGAATGTTACTGAACCTGCTATGCGTACTGGTAGTTATGTTACAGGTAACTTATTTGCCTGGGGTACTGCTACTAGTGGTAACATGCAAACATTTGAACGTAACTTCTATAATCCATCTGCTTTTCATTTTATAGCTTTTGAAAATGTTTGGGATAAAGATTCTCGTAATGAAGTTTGTGGCTATTTTAAACCTTATTGTTGGGGTCTTCAAGGTCAGATTGGTGATAGATATGCTATGGATGCCGATGGTAATTCTGACATTGAAATGGGTCTTAGAATTGCTTATAAAGAACGTACTGATAAAAAAGTTCATAGTAAGACTTTTAGTGATTATATTAATTACTTAGGTCAGTATGCTAATATGCCTAGTGAATCATTTAGTTCTACTAGTGAAAACTTGTTTAGTTCTGAAGCTTTAATGAATTGGGAAGAAGTACTTAAAAATGACCCAGCTTATACTAATATATCTGATGATGGTATGTTCTTTGAAGATGCTGATGGTAAAGTAATATTTAAAACTAATGCTCGTATTAAAGCAGAAGGAGGTAAATTTAATAAAGATTTCTTTGATTGGATTCAAGGTGTACCTCGTAAACAACATGAACATCCACATGGTTGTGTTCGTAAATGGTTTGAACCTATTAGAGTTAATCATGTTAATGAAAATGGTAAATATGAAGTTGGTATTCCAAAAGGTCAATATTCTATAAGTTATGACCCTGTAGGTGTAAATAAAGAAACTAGTGGTATCACTAATAAACATTCTCATAATAGTATTAAAGTTTGGGAGAACCCTACACAATATAATGGCTTTAAAGGTAAAGTAGTATGTGCGTATTATGGTCGTCCTGAGAAACTTGAAGAAGCTGATAGAATATGTTACTTTATGGCTGTTTATTATAATTGTATAGGTACTACTGGTGTTGAGGTTAACCGTGGTGAAACTGTTAGTAATTTCACTAAATGGAAAGCTTTAAAGTATTTAATGAAAGACCCAGTAGAACTTTGGGATAGTTCTATTAAAGCTAAAGTTACTGCATCTTATGGTGTAAATATGGGTGGCGGTAGCGGTCAAGGTACTACTAAAGTTCTTGAAGGACTTCGATTACTTAAAGAAATGTTGTATAGTGAAGTTGGCAAAAAACTTGATGGTACACCTCTTTATTTCTTTCAGACTATTTATGATTATCAAACTATACTTGAAGTTCTTAAATGGAACGATAAAGGTAACTTCGATAGAGTATCTGAAATGTTGATACATGCACTTCAATGGAAACTTGATGATGTAGAAGCTGCTAAAGAACTTGCTCATCGTAAGAAAGCTACTATTGAAAATTATAATGATAATATTTGGGATAGAGATTGGTTTGTTTAATAATTAACTAAATAAATATACGTATGTTTAATAACAATTTAACTTATCAATTTCCTAAACAAAAGGTTAGTGCTGAAGAGAAAGCAAAGCCTTATTGGTATACTAATAGTATTGATTATATTATTGGTTTAGGAATTAGTATGAATGACCGTAGTGATACTGAAACTAAAATTCGTATTCTACATGGTGAATTACCTCAAGAGTTTTATAGAAAAACTCTTAATCCTTACAATGCTAGTAAAGAACGTTTTAAGAACTTTCCTGCTACTCTACGTAACTATGATATTATGTCTGATATTATACGTAGATATATAGGAGAGTATTTTAAAAATCCTCATGACTTTGTTGTAGGAGCTAACAATCCTGATATAGTATTTAATAGAAATGCTGCTCTTAAACAAAAAGTTATGGAAGCTGCTCAACAAGCGTTCCAGAAAGAGTTTCAAAAACGTTATCAGGCTGCGGTTCAACAAGCTGAAGGTCAAGGTCAATCTGTAGAAGCTATAAATCCTCAAGATGTTATGCCTGACCCAGAGGAATTTATGAATAAGTTTAACCAGGATTATATAGATAGAGAAAGTAAACAAGGTCAAGATATTCTTAATTATATTAGAGATATTACTAACGACCTTAATATTTATCTTACTGCATTCTTTAATTATTGTGCTTTTGGTGAATGTTATACATATACTGAACTTAGAGGAGATAAGATTATTAAAGAATGTGTTCCTTTAATGGAAGCTTATCCTATTCCTAATAGTGAATGTATGATTGAAGACCATGATATGTTTGTTAGAAAGATGAAGATGAGTTATAATCAAATTCTTGATGCTTTTGATGATTATCTTGACGATAATGATAGAAGTTTCCTTGATAAGTATTATAATGATGCGTCTTATGCTACAAGGACGGTTCCTTTAAGATATGACCAATACTTTGAACATTATGCTAATGTTTGTGATAAGTTTACTGATGAAGAGCGTAAACTGTTTAAAAGTAAAGATGAACATCCTAGTGCTCGTAATGGTAATCTTTATGAAGTTTGGCATGTAGTTTGGAAAGGTTTTGCTCGTCAAGGTATTCTTACTTTTGTGAATCAACTTGGTTTTCAGGAACAAAGAGTTGTAGAAGAAGATTACGAGTTGAATAAAGAAGCTGGTGATATTAGTATTGAATGGGAATATAAACCTCAAGTTTATGAAGGTTATAGAATAGGAACTAGATTTACTGGTATTTATCCCGTTAAATCTAGACCTATACTTTATGAACGTAAAGGTAAACTTCCTTATAATGGTATTATGGAAGTACTTCCTTATTTTGGTAAGTTTAGTATCATCGAAACTATTACTCCTTTCCAAGTATTTCGTAATATAGTTTCTTATCATCAAGAAATGGTAATAGCAAAGAATAAAATGCTTATTATGCTTTTGCCTAAGTCTCTTGTATCTAATAATACAGAAGATGCTATATATAGAATGGCTGCTGATGGTGTACTTCCTATTGATGATGAAGAAGATGCAGCAGGAGTTAAGATGCAAAACATTAGATTACTTAATGTAAATATGGGTCAATATATTACAGAACTTAGTAATCTAAAAGAAGCTATTAAACTTGAAGCTCGTGAACTTGTTGATATGAATGCTCAACGTTATGGACAAATTTCTCAATCTGCTGGAGCTTCTACTACTCAAACTGCTGTTGCTCAATCAAGTACTGGTTCTGTTATAATATTCCAGATGTTTGACCAAATGAGATGTGCTGATTATAATAGAGATTTAGACTTTGCTAAATGTGCTTATATTGAAGGTCTAGACACATCTTACATCGATAAGACAACCGGTAAGAAACATTATCTTAGTCTTGATGTAAATTCATTTGTTGGTTCTGACCTTAGTACTACTGTTAGAAACAACGCTAAGGAAATGGATAAGATTCAACAATTAAAGCAATGGGCATTTAGTGCTGCACAGAATGGTGATTTGGATTCTGCTCTTGCTGCTATTACTGGAGATAATGTTGCTGCTATTAGTGATGCTGTTAAAAAGTTTAGTCAGTTAAAGCAACAACATGAAGAACAAATGAAACAAATGGACCAGGCTATTCAAGAACAAGCTAATCAACTTGAATTACAAAAGATTGCTGCTAAAGGTGAACAAGATAGAGAAACACTTGCTCTTAAAGCACAATACGATTTACAGCTTGAATATGCTAAAGGTGATATAGCTTTGCTTGGTGATACAAATCCTCAAAATGATGAATATGCTAAAAACCAATTAGCTCGTATTCAAGAGGAAAGTAAGAGAGCTAGTGAAGCTGCTAAACTTCAACTTGAAAGACAGAAGATAGCTATGGACGCTTACAATAAAGCTGCTGACCGTCAAGTAAAGAGAGAAGAAATGGCTAATCAATTAAAGATAGCAAAGACAAATAAGAATAAGTACGATAAGAAATAAATTGTTTGTTTGTTGATTATATTATGTGTAGGAGTAGTGCTCGTGAGAGTATTGCTCCTTTTATTTTACGTGATAAAATTTTATTTAATATTTTAAATTCAATTCTGAGACATTATCTATAAATAGCTGATTAACTTATAAGCCACTTAGATTGGATTGATTGTACGTTAAGGAAATTGCATGTATTTGAATGTTTGCAACAAACAAAGCCACTTGAGAATACATGCAAACAATAAGTTAAAGTACTGGAGTTGTATAAGAAACTTATGCTCAAACTGATGACATTAATAATCTTTATTCTACTAATAATCGGTTTGCTGAAACTTCTAATAATGATAGTTAAATAACTTATGCTTTTCTTCATAGTATAAATAAAGGTATTACTTTTGCAGCAACTAACAAGTGTTAGTGTATTATTAATCATTTAAATTATAAAGCTATGTTTGTATTTCGTAATAGTATTGGGTTCGGTCAGCATCATCGTTTGATGGTTGAACTTGATAATATTGATTTTGGAAACGGCGGTGGTAATGGTAGTGGTACTAACGCCGATAATAACCAAGGTAACGGAGGCGGCACTGATAATAATAATGGCGGTGGTAATGGCTCTGGTGATAATAAAGATGGTGACGGTAAAGACGGTGATGGAAATGATAAAGATAATCCTGACCCTGATAATGCCAATGACAATCCTGATAATAAGGATAATGACAAAGACAATCCATCCAACTCTTCTACGGGGAGTCTTGAGGTAGGTACAAATGTCGAGTTTGAAGGTAAAAAGTATACTGTTGCTAAAAATGGAGACCTTGTAGATGCAGATGGTAAAGTTTTTAAAGAAGCTAAAGATGTTGATGAGTGGATTAAATCACTTGAAGTTGATGAACCTGGAGCTGAGGTAAATATTGAAAATATTCGTAAAGCTATGAATATTGATATTACTGATGAAAATGGTAATCCAGTTGAATTTGCTGACGACATTGAAGGTGTTAAGAATTATATTAATTCTGCTATTGAACTTAAATCTAATGAAGTAGCTTCTGCTGCTGTTAACAAAGTATTTGTTGACAATCCTATTCTCAAGCAGTTTGTTGATTATCTTACTGTAAATGGTGGCGACCCTCGTGGTTTTGGTGAACGTCCTGACCGTTCAGGTATTACTGTTGATGAAAAGTCTGAAGAGCAACAAATTGCTATTATTAAAGCTGCTGCTAGAGAATTTGGTAATGCTTCTCTTAATGATAATTACATTAAGTATCTTAAAGATTCTGGTGGTCTTTATGATGAGGCTAAAGCTCAACTTGCTAATCTTCAGAATGCTGACAAACAACGTGATGAAAATGAAGCTAAACAAGCTGAAGCTTATCGTCAGCAACAAGAAGCTGAAACTATTGCTTATTGGAAAGGTATTAAAGATACTATTGATAAACGCGAAATTGGAGGATACAAACTTCCTGAATCTCTTGTTAAAGAAGTTAATGGACAGAAAGTTACTGTTACTCCAAATGATTTCTATGATTATCTTTCTCGTGGTCTTAAAGATGAAGATGGTAATATTGCTACTGCTTATGAGCGTGCTCTTGCTAATCAATCTCCAGAGGAAGCTACTAATCAAGAATTACTTAGTGCTTGGTTAATGTTCACAGGTGGAACTTATAAAGACCTTGTTAAAATGGCTATTAATAATGAGCAGGTTAAAACCTTAAAGCTCGTTAGCAAAGGAAATAAAGGTCATGGTACTGTACGAATTACTAAGCCACAAACTAATAATAATAAAGCTATTGATAATATTCAATTTAGCTAAATGTTTAATTAATTAATTAATAACTATGTACGCAATTCGTGAAGTGCAACGTGGTAACTATGATGACCGTGGTTATTCTAATGAGGAAACTATTGCTCATCTTATGCTTACCAAACCTAGTGAGATTAATTCTATACTCACCTATACTTTTGGTATGGATGATGATAGATTCCCACTTAATTTCCTTACAGAAGGACAAGGTACTGCTGGTGTAGTAGATATTGCTACTACTGATTGGACTTGGAAGACTATGGGTCGTATGAAGTTCAATGATTCTGTACTTTGGTTTAACACTGCTAATACTACTCCTGGTAAAGGTGGTGCTACTTTTGAAGTTGAGTTTAAGACACACTGGTTCATTGAGCAGTATGGTTTGATTGCTCCTGATGGTGTAACTCAAGTTCGTATTATGAAAGACCTCGGTCATGGTTCTCATGGTGGTTATTTGTATCGTCTTCGTATTACAAATCCTAATCCAAACGCTTACGTTAATGTAGCTCAGAATCTTGGTGTAGGTATGTTTTGGTCTTTGACTGCTCCTACTATTCCAGAGTCTTTCTCAAAGGGTAATCGTACTAATACTATGGGACCTGGTAAGATGACTTCTCAACTTGAGTTCCATCGTTATAGTAAAGAGATTGCTGGTAACATTAGTAATACTGTTGTTACTTATGAGTTTAAGACTAGTGGTGGTGGTACTACTAATCTTTGGATGAATGAGGAGATGCGTCAGTTTGAGCTTCAGCAACGTGTTATGAATGAAGAGCGTCTTTGGTTTGCAGAATATAATAAGACTGTAAACGGTGAGATTACTCTTATTGATGAAGACAATGGTCAGCCTATTCCACATACTGCTGGTATGCAACAAATTTGTCGTGAAAGTAACTATGATACTTATGGAGAGGAACTTACTCTTAATAAGTTGAATCGTACTATCGGTGATATTCTTGACCGCAATACTGATACTGGTAATATGGATGTAGTTCTTGCTTGTGGTAAGGGTTTCGTTGAAGACTTTGACCGTGCTGTTAAGAATGATGCTCGTGATAATGGTTTTGTTACTCCTCTTGGTGACAAGATGATTAGTGAATCTAAGAGTGGTCTTTCTTATGGTAATTACTTCCGTCAGTATAAGACTGTTGATGGTCACATGATTACTCTCAAGCATCTTGGTTTCCTTGACCGTGGTACTTTTGCAGACAATGCTCGTGACAATGGTTATATTCATCCTCGTACTGGTCTTCCAATGACTTCTCACCAAGCATTTATGCTTGATACATCTTCTTATGATGGTCACAATAATATTCGTAAGGTACGTATGAAGGGTCAAGAGCATATTGCTGGAGTTGTTAAGGGTCTTACTCCAATTCCTGCATCATGGGGTGGTTTCCCTGCTAATACTCTGTCTACAGACATTGACGTATCTCGTTATGAGGTTAAGGATTCTTATGGTCTCCAAGTTGACCGTAACACTAAGTTCTTCCAACTCAAGTGTGTACTCTAATATTTAAAATTTGATTGCTATGACTGATATTAAAATTGAAATTCCAAAAGGTAGTCCTGCAAATAGTGGAAATGATAATACTCCTGCTGAAGGTTCAACTCCTTCAGCAGACCAGACACAAGCTGAATTAGAAGCTAAAGAAAAAGCTGCTCTTGAGGCAGAACTTGAAGCTCCATATTTTGAAAAGAAGACTGTAGTTATTTCTTCTGTTCGTAATTATTCTGCTTATCGTAGAATTAATATGCAAGCTCTTGGTAAGCCTAAAGCTACTATAGGTTCTTCTGTTAAGTCTGTACGTATTCTTATGAGTAATAAAGGTGAGCTAGCTGCTTATTATCCAGAGATTATTGGTGTTGCCGCTAATCATCCAGACTTCGTTACTAGAGTTAAAGGTTATCTTAATAACATTTTCTTCGATGTTAATGATGGAGATAAGGAACTCAATATTTCTTTCCATTATAATCATAAAAGAGATTATCTCACTGTTAAAGCTGAGGAAGATAAAATTCTTGCAGCTTATGAAAAGGTAGACCGCTCTAATGAAGCAGAGCTTTATAAAGCTGCTGTTAAACGTGATGAAGCTATTACTCGTCTTGAGCAAACTAAGTACCAGTATGGTATGCCTGATAACGTAGAGGAATATATTATTTGGCGTCATTGTCTTAACTACCCTGATGTAGCTAAAGATGAAGCGTTTATTAATAGTAATGCTACTCTTCGTTTCTTTATTAAAGATGTTGCTAAAGAAGAGAATCGTAAGGTTAAGCTTATTGTTGAACGTAAGAAGGCTATTGAACGTCTTGTTGAACTTCAATCTTCACCTAGTAAAGTTAGTGCTGCTTATATTCAGTATTGTAGAACTAATGGTCTTAATATTTCTGATGGTCTTAATAAGACTGCTCTTGAACAAGTTGATGACCTTATGAAGTTCGCTACTGAAGACCCTAAGAAATTTAATTCTATAGTTACTGACAAGAATCTTCTCGATAAAGCATTTATCGAAATTCTTATTACTAGAGGTGAACTTGTTCGTTCAGAGTATAATCAACAAATCAATACTCCTGATGGTCTGTTTGTTGGTGCTAATATTAATGATGCTATTGCATTCTTTAAGAACCCTGACAATAACGGACTAAAGAATAAGTTGGAAAACAAATTGAAACTCTTTTAATTTATAAAGATATGACTACTGCTGAAATGCACCAAATGTTCAGAAATTATGCCCAACAAATGGGTATGCAGAATGTGAGAGCAATACTGCCTTCACAGATAGACTTGTTGCTGAACAACTCCATTTCGGACACAGTAAATCAAGTGATTGCTCAAAACATTGGTTCTACCAGTGATAGAGTAATCACTGATAACTCAAAGCTTAATCAAGTTAATGCTCTTAAAAGTCTTTATAAAGTATGGAAAGCTAAAGTTCAACTTCCTACAGCAAAGACTAATTACATTGCAAGTTATATTCTTCCTCTTGATAATTTTGGTATAGCTAGCGAAGCTAAAGATACTACAATTAAAAAAGGTGATAATATTTATGCTACTCCTGGTAGTGCAGATAATGGTAAACCTAATAAGATTGAGTATTTCTTCCTTGTAGATTTGAGCATTGATTATGTTAAAGCTGAAGGTGGTAGTTCATTTACTACTAATATATTCCCAATTCGTCTTGTAGATGACCAATATCTTGCTGATGTTGTTAATGATTTTGTAATGGCTCCAAGTCTTCGAAGTCCTGTTGCTACTATTCATGATAACACTATTGAACTTTACATTGATAAACCTGATGCCAATACTAAGACTACACCAGATGCTTATAAGTTCGGAGGTGGTCTTGAAGTAAATGAAATTCGTTTATCTTATATTGGTAAGCCTGGCATTGTTAGGTTTAATGAAGATATTGGTGGTACAGACGTAAATTGTGAACTTCCTGAGAGTATGCACGTTGATATTGTTAAGCATGCTGTGGATTTATATCGTACTGCTCTTAATGGCGGTATTGTAGGTGCTCAAGGTGCTCAACAGCAACAACAACGTGAGAATGTCCGTAATAATGCTAGAGATGAAGGTTATGAACCTAATTCTCGTTAGTTAAACGTAATTTATAATTTAAGTAATAATGAGACAATTATTTATTTGTACTAGTGATGCAGTTCTTTCTGCTACTGGTAAACCACAAGACTTGACCAATGTAGCTGCTGGTACTATTGGCATGTGGCAGAATGATGATGATTCTAAGTGGCTTGCTGCTGCTCCTGCTGCTGATTTTAGTATTGCTTATGGTCGTCCTAATAGTCAAGCAGTTGTAATTCCTATTGATTTTGCTTCTGCACGTGTTACAATTTCTACTCCTCAAGCAGGTAGAATGTTTAAGGCAGAGCTTACTATTCCAGAGCCTGTTGCAGGTAAAGATTATACACTTCAGCTTATTAAGCTTGGTACTGAAAAGCATGAGCGTTATTCTTGGACTGTTACAGATAATGGTTCTCATAAGACTACTGCTGCTGATATGGCAAAGTCACTTGGTGACCAGTTCACTAATATGATTGAAGCTGGTAATGAGCAACTTGATGGTCTTAAAGTAACTGTAGATGAAGCTAAGATTACTATTGAAGCTAAGAAGAATTATCAAGGTTGGAATCTTATTGCCGGTGATGATTTGGTTGGTACTGAAGTTACTATTACTACTGCTGTAGCTCCAACACTTGATGCAGCTTATGTAAAGAACCTTGCTTCTTTCTGTTCTCAGAACCGTGGCTTCTCTAATGTATATTGTGATGGTGCTTCTATTTATCCAGGTTATCCTATGGAAGTAGAAGATAAGGACTACAAGATGTATTCAATTCAATTCAAGTACCCAAGAAAGTATGGTCGTACTCGTGACGAAGCTCCTATTCAAGAGTTAGCTATTGTTGTTCCTACAGACAATACTACACTTACTGATCCGCTTGATACTATTCTTGCATTTTAATAGGTATTAGTTATTCAAGGAGAACTTATCCATCTTCTACGGGGAGGTTCTCCTTTTTATTTTTGTTATGGAAGAATTTAATCAAATCAATGATATAATAGCTGAATCTATAAAAGATACTTCTTATGTTACAGTGCTTATTAGTAGTGGAGTTTATCTTGCTTATACTCTTATTATTAAGCTTGTTGATTTGTTTAAAGCCAAAGACCGAAATAGACCTATCGTTGAAATGGCTGCTGCTGTAAAGCAAGTAAGTGAAAACGTAGTTAAACTTAATGGTGTCCTAGACAAAGCTTTTCAAGATGCTGAGACTAAAGAACGAAATAAAGTAAAGAATGCTATTTGTACTGCCTTTGATAGTTTTAAATGGGCTGTTGCTAATACTTGTCATGAAATTATTATTCATAACAATATTGAACAGAATAAGGTATTGATAAAACAAAACTTATTCAAAGTGACTAGTACAGAGTATTACAAACTTTATAATGTTTTCTCTGCTTATGAATTGGATGGAATTTGTGTAGCTACTAAACTAAAAGAAGAGTGGATTGATGCTGTAACTAATGAATGTCTTGCTATCATTTATGATGGTCAAGATTCTATAAATAGAATTAGTCAAATAAGTAATAAATTACTTATTCTTACTAATGAATATTCTATATATATAAATAACAAAGTGTTTAATTCTTAATAAGATGTTCTTATGATAGACAACAATAACACTATAGATAACCTTGAGAAGCTAGAGGAAGGAGTTGTTAAAACTCTTGAGTATCTAGCTGCTCAAGGTTTTATAGTTAACAGAGATAAAGTACTTAAACTTACTACTATTAGTATGTATAAAGCAGTACTTAATAACTCTGATAAAATTAAAGGTTTTGATATTGCTAAATTTAATAATAAAGTTAGATTGTTATGACCGATGAAGAAATGATTGTTCTTTCTATTCCTAAAGAATGGGAAGATACATATATAAAATTACTTACTGTCATTAGTCAATCTGGTGAAGCAATTCTTAATGATTGTTCTTATGGTTGTAAAGGTGATGGTAGTATAATGTTTAACTGTTGGAATATATTCCAAGCTGCTTGTGCTGCTCATGCTTTAGGTAATACTAAGCGAGCTAATCTTTATATTGACTATGTAAATAAACAAATAGCTAATAAATTTGGAGAAGTAACTTTTAAAACTAAAGAAGATGGAGAATAAGCAGTTAGATACTAAGGACTTGCTTATGAACAAGAAAGAAGAATTAATTTGGAGAGTAATAGACAATGTTATTAGTTGTTGTGCTGTTACTAGAATTGATGGAGCAAAGTCTATTACAAGAGAAGATGCAGTAGGAAAATCCAGAGAAGAAAATGTTGTATTAACTAGATGTCTTGTTGTTGAACAAATGGTTCATGCTGGATTTACAATTAGTACTATAGCCTTTATTCTAAATAGAACTGTTCAAGCTACTAGACATTTGCTTAAAATGAGTAATGATTATTATGAAAATTCTAGAGCTTTTAGACTTGCTACTTCTGAAGCTACTCTCCTTAATAAGGATGTTGAGCCTATTTTCGTTTAAATAGAAAATAAAAAGAAAATAAGTATCGTAGTAGTGATACAATTAATTAAGATGATAATTGGAATAAAATCCGATTATCATCTTTTTGCATATAATAGAGTTTATGCTTATCTTTGCAACGTACAAAATACTAGTTAATGTACTATTCGTTATTTTATTAATCTTAATAATCATTGTAAAGTTATGGATGATTCTAAAATTTTTATGTTCCCTGATGGTGGAACTCGTCAGACTTCTAGTGATGTTAACAGTTTGCTTCCTTTACTTATGTGTAATGGAGGTCTTAACGGTGGCGGTAGTTGGATTTGGATAATCTTCTTGTTCTTCCTTTATCCTCTTATGCGTAATGGTGGATTATTTGGTAATATGGGTCAGAATGGTGGCGGTTGTCTTGGTCCTCTTGCTAATATGGTTAGCAATAACGATGGACGTGACTTGCTTATGCAAGCTATTAATGGTAACGGTGCTGCAACTCAAAGATTGGCTACTATGTTTGGAACTAAAGTTGATATGATTCAGGCAGCTATTTGTCAGGTAAACAATGGTATTACTCAGGTAGGTTGTAAGATTGATTCTTCTACTGGTGCTTTGCTTAATGCTGGTACTCAGAATACTATGACTCTTGCTCAGCAATTAGCAACTTGCTGCTGCAACTTGAAGACTGCTATTAGTGATAGTGCTCATCAATCTCAGCTTGAAACTATTCGTCAGACTGATGCTATTAAGGAATCTGTTGGTGGCGTAGGTAGTGCTGTAACTCGTGGATTTTCTGATGTAGGTTATGCTCTTCGTGACCAGACTTGCAATTTGGATAAGTCTATCGGTGTTGTTGGTGATAGAATTATTGCTAGAATTGATGCTTCTGAAAAGTCTGCAATGCAGGATAAGATTAATGCTCTGCAAACTCAGTTGACTACTGAACATCAAAGTGGAGTAATTGCTCAGCAAATCGCTGCTGCTGTAAATCCTATTGCTCAAGCTGTTAATGAAATTAAGTGTGCTCAGCCACAGACTGTAACAGTTCCTTATCAGCCATTCCAGGCAGTACCAAATTGTGTTGCTTATCAGTATGGTATGTATAACAATGGTAATCTTAATAGTTTTTGGTTTTAAAGTATAGGAGATAATGTTATGGCTTTAAATAATGAGTTCATTGGTAATCGTGGTGGTATACCTTTAGTAGCTGCTACTCAAACGACTGCTGGCAGTGCTACTGCTAATGCTGTTTTTAGTATGCCTAATCATACTTTCAGAGCTATGGGAGTTGCTGGTATTATGGTAATTAATTTTAATGCAGCTACAACTACTGCAACTGGTTTTGAAATTATGGTTAATAATAGTACTCTTCCTCTCTTGGCAAGTGATGGAGACCCTCTCACTGCTCTTACAGCAGGTCTTCATATTATAGTATTTGATAAACAAAATAATAAACTTCAACTTATAGTATAATGTTTTCAGGTCTTAATCAAGGTAGTCGAGTTTATATTTTAAACAAGACTAATGGTATAGAATTTAAGATTGGAGAAGTTGTCGGAAGTACTACGCCTGTATTTGCTACCGATGGTACTAACATGATGGTTGTAAATTTAAAGGTTAAAGTAGATGGTAGTAATGTTGATTATAACAATATTCCAGCTAATAATACTTCTGTTAGTTACAACAATGGTAATCTTATTATTGCTGAAAGTAAACAAACTATCCAGTCTGAAATAGAAGCTACTCTTCAACATGCTAATTATGTTGTTGAACATATTGAAGATTATAAAACTCAAATAACTAGATGTGAAGAAGTTCTTAAAGAACTTAATCCTCAATTTGCCAAAGATAAAGCACGTGATGAAAGAATAGCTGGTATAGAAACTGAGGTTGCTGGAATTAAAGGTGATATAGCTAAGATTCTGGCTGCTGTAACTAAATAATAAAATTATGATAATTATGGTTCAACGTAGTATGAATAAGTCTGAACTTAAAGAAAAGATTAGACGTATGAAGATGGAACTTCAAGAACTTGAAGAATGTCTTGATAAATATGAAGAAAGGGATAATCGTTATAACGATGACCCTCAGTATAGAAGTCGTAATCCTTATGACGACGAAGAACGTTATCACGAAAGAGAAGAATATGGGCATCGTGAGCGTGGTCGTTATGGACGTTATTAATATGAAATCCGCCCCGTAGAAGAGTGTAATGGTAAGTCTTCTCTAACCACGCCTTCTACGGGGCGTTTATAATAACTAAGCTTATGTATAAAGAAGGTTTTGATGTTTATGATGAACTTCCTGAAGATATGGTTGTTTATCTTCGTTATAATGGTAGACATTTTAATCGTAAACTAGTTGAATTTGCAACTAGTAAAATGACTACTAGAGATAGTAACGGAACAGAAGTAGCTCTTGAACCTATAACAAGAGAACAGTTAGATAACATGATGAAACAATCAAATGTTCATTTAACTAATAATGATAATCCTTATGATGCAGTATTTGTAGCTAATATGTGTAAAGCTGACTATTTAGGTAGTAGTGTTCCTGATGGATTACATTTGTGTCTATATGTAAAAGATGTAATAGATGATGTTGATGGTTATGATGGAATAGCTTTTAATCGTTGGTATGCAGATATGTGTCGTAAAGGTATTCAAGTTGATTGGTATAATTGTCGATAACATTAATAATTTGAAGCAGCTAGTATTAATATAAATATTGGCTGCTTTAATTGTGTTAATTAATATATAGTTACTGCTGATATTGCTAATAAAAAACTATATTTGCAGCAATTAAAGATAATGATGATGGAGATAATAAATCAAATAATACAACAAGTAATAAATAGTTTTGATTTTACTTATTGCATAATAGTTAATGTTTTAACTTATTTACTAGTTACTATACTTATTTATCTTTGTCGTGGTAATGTAACTAGAACAATTAAGAAACTTACATTACTTTTTAGTATAGCAATTGTTAGTGTCATATATTATGCTATTGGTGTTGATGTAAAACTTATTGTAAATAGTTCTATACTTGCTCCTGTAAGTTGGACTTGGATTATTAAACCAATCTTATCTAAGTTTGGTTATGATTATAAGAATATTGATAATAAAATAAATTGATATGGATAAGGTAAAAATAAATAAAGCTATTGATGCTTTAGGTCTTTCTGTTGACAATAAGAATACTCTTAAAGAAGCTCTTAATCAAGAAGGTGGAGCTGATATAACTGAAATAGAAACTAAAGTTGATAATATCAATAATGAGCTTAATACTGCAAAAGCTGATATTAGTAATTTAGGAGTTAAAGTTAATGACTTTATTAATTCTAATGAAATTATTGAACTCGCTATAGGTAGTGATGAGGAAACTAAAGCTGCTAATATTGCTAAACTTGGCGACACTCAACATACATTTTTTACCAGTATTAATCATGGTTATGGTACAGCTAGTTGGCTTCCTACTGATGGAGGTAATGCTTTTATTATAACAAATGAAGGTAGTGCAGTAACTTATAAAATCAGTAATGATGGTGCTGTTACTAAACTCGGTGAGTTTACATTAACTAAACCTACAGAGTATACTTTACCTGCTGCTACTAAGACGACTCTTGGTGGAGTTAAAGCTATTACAAATATAGTAAATGTCGATACTGAAACTGCAACTGTTGCAAGTCTTGCTGGTGTTGTCAACACTCTACTTAATCAACTTAGAGCTGCTGGTATTATTCAATTATAAAATACCCTTGCTTCTTGCGATGCTAGATGTGTGTCCGTGACCCTCAAGGCTAGAGATTAGTCTTGGGGGTTTTACGTATAGTGCAGACGTTAAAATTTTATTTAAGATTTTTATTTCTTTGAAATTTACGTTCTAAGCGACTTTTAGTTAGTTTATGATTAACTAATAACGGACGTATATCAAGTATGCTCAGAAGCTAAATAAAGTGGGTATATGACAATATTCATATCAAAGTTTGATAAGCTAAAATACAAATAAAGGAGGAGGCATATATAACTAAATTATTAATCTGATTGATGTTTAAGTTACTAAAGTATTTTGACGTGAAAGTCCTCCTCCTTTTACTAATATAATTAATAATAATATGAGTAAAATTCCTGCTATTAATGAGATAGACGCAAATAGTCCTTCTCAAGAGTCTACAGAAGTTGTAGTTAAAGCTACTACAGTAACTCCTGATATTAATGAAATCCAGGAAACTATTAGTACTTCTGCAACTATTCAAGAGATTGATGGTACTCGTAAACCTACAATTAGTGAGATTTATAAGATTGTTAACGATGGACTATTTGAATCTACAACTAATTGGTGGGATTACGCATATAAACTTTCTCAAGCTCAAATTAATCAAGATATTATTTCTCGTCTTGATAATGGTGTTATTGGTGGTGGTTATAGTAAAGGTGTTGATATTATAACTACTACTAGTAATAAAGTTCCTAGTAACACTAATGTTTATTCTGCATTAAAGAGTGATGCTCTTTATCCTAAGAAATTAAACGATGAAGTTATTAATGGAATATATGATTTTCTTAATGGAATAACTATTGGTAAACCTACTGCTTACACAGGAGGTACTTGGTCTGTAGACCAAATAGGTAGAACACATCTTACTACAGATTATCTTTATGTTCGTCTTAAAGCTATATTTGAAACTCTTCAAATACTTAATGTTGATACTATTGGTGGTAAGTTAGTTATTTCTCCTGCCGGTAGTATTAGAGTTGCTTATGTAGATAGAATTAAGATAGATGCTCCAGTATTTAAACATGATGAAAAAACTGATGTTTGGAGTATTTCTCAAGTAGAAGATACTGAAGGTAATCTTGTAAATGAAACTCTTAATCAAGAAGTTTATCGTTGTTATTTTCTTGGTGAACAAGACGGTGAAGAAGTAGAAAATAAATGGAAAGTTGGTGACCAAGCTCAAGCTAAAACTTTTAATGTTAAGAAAGGTACTTATCATAAAGTAAAAAATAGTTATCTTTGGAGACTTGTGGTTAATGTTAGTACTAATACTGTAGACATTGATGGTAAAAAGTATCATTATGTTGATTTAAGTCAAATTGATTTTGACTCTGGTTCTGATGCTCCTGCTCCAGGAGATGTTCTTAATCAATTAGGACATAGATTAAATGATACTCAACGTCAAACAGCTTTAGTTCTTAATGCTGTTGATAATTACGCTCCTAGTATTACTCTTTATGCTGGAGTAAATTATTATACTTTACTTAATAAAGAGTATGTAGAATTTGGTGTTTATAATGGTAAAGCTTTCTTCAATGTATATGGTGATATGTATATTGGAGATAAAGGTACTAATCCTAAAACTTATATTAAATATAAGAATGGTAAGATTAATATTAAAGCTAATCTTGAAATAGGTTCTAGTATTGGAGATAAAGACCTTGACCAATATATTAAAGAAAACGGTGGAGTTGATAAAGAAACTGTAGAGAATCTTATTAATAATGCTCAAGTAATTAAAGACCTTCAAAAGCAAACTGATGGTGCTATTGAAACTTGGTTTTATGAAGGTGTACCTACTCCTAATAATTATCCTTCTACAGATAAAGAAAATAAAGGAGATGTTCTTACTTATAATATTCCTGGTATAGATTGGTATAATGAAGATATAAATAATTATAATGCTATTAAAGATAGCGACAAGTATACAGAAGCAGAAAAAGAAGCAATTAAGATTAAAGTTCGTGAACGACATATTGGTGACCTTTATTATGACCAAAAGACAGGTTACGCTTATCGCTTTACTAGATATGATGATGATATAAAGCCTTATCGTTGGAATGTAATTAGTGATAGTGAACTTACTAAAATACTTGAAACTGCTAATAGAGCTCAAGCTACAGCTGATGGCAAAATGAAAGTCTTCTATGGTGATACTAAACCTACTAATTATCAGGTTGGTGATATGTGGGTTAATGCCACTCTTGAAGGTAAGTTTAATAACGATATAGCTAGAGCTGTTGCAACGAGTGAAGTATTTAATGCTGATGATTGGGTTTTAGCTTCTCGTTATTCTGAAGCTATTGCTACTATTCAAAAGTGGACTAATGAATACGAAACTAAGTTTGGTAATCTTGCTGATGAAGTTAAACACCAAAAAGACCAAAGTATTATTGTTTGGTATTTAGAGTATGAACCTACTCTTAAAAATCTTCCTGCTTCTGGCTGGAATGAAAATGATAAGTCAGAACATATTGGTGATATAGTTTATGATATTGAAAATAATCATTCTTATCGTTGGACTGGTACTGCTTGGGTACAAATAAAAGATGCAGACTTTGATAAAGCTATGAAAGCTGCTAAAGATGCAGATGATAAAGCTGGAGCTGCTGGAGATTTAGCTGATAGTAAACGTCGTATATTCTATTCTGCTACTACTCCAACTAAGCCTTTTGATAAAGGTGATTTATGGATTAAACAAGTTAAGGATAAAACTGAAACTTGGGTTTACAATGGAACTAATTGGGTTAAATCAGCAGATAAAGATTTAGCTGATTTTAGTGCTGCTATAAATGAAGAACTTACTGGTATTAAAAGTCAGCTTGATGGTAAAGCTGAAACTTGGTATCAGAACACTAATCCTAGAAACGAAAAAACTGGTGTATGGGAAAGTGGAGGAACTGATAAAAGTCATAAAGGTGACATTTGGTATAATACTACTGATGGTACTACACAATATTGGAATGGTACTAAATGGGAAAATATGGATATTCCTAAAGATGTATTTGATACTATAGATGGTAAGTCTTCTATATTTGTAGATTCTTATGCTGATGCTAAAGCTGGACTTGGTGTTATAAATAAAGGTTATAAAGAACGTGACCTTTGGATTCTTCCTGAAGATGCTACTGTTAATGGTGTTAAATGTTATAAAGGAGATATACTTACTGCTGTTTCTAATAATAAAAATTTTGATGAAACTAATTGGAAAAAGAAAGTTCGTTATATTGGTCCAACTGAATTAACTAGTGCTATTGATATAGTAAATAAAAAGATTGATACTATTAATAATACAACAATTCCTAGTATTAATAAAAACTTTAATGACTTTGTTAAAGATGGAGTACTTGATTCTTCTGAGAAAGCTAGACTTACTGATTTATTAAATCAAGCTAGTAATGAAGTTGCTGCTGTCATAGACCAAGTTAATAATATTATTAAATCTAAATATCTTACTAATGATAATGCTAATAAAGGTAAGTTGGAAGAAGCCAAAACTGTTATGAATACAGCTTGGACTGAATATAATACTTTTATTAATACCCTTATAGACGCTGATACTGAAATAACTAAAGTTAATATAGGAGACGCTAATACTAGATATAAGAACCTTCAAGAGAAGATTAAAGCAGTTAAACAATATCTTGCTATTTGTCAAGCTGATGTACTTAGTGGTATGGGTACTGATATTACTTCATACAAATATCTTAAAGATGCTCTTAATCAAACAACAGAAATTAATGGAGGTTTAGTTCTTACTAGTGCAATTCAACTTAAAGATGTTGATAAAAAAGTTACAGCTGGTATGAATGGTATTGTAAAAGGAGATAAAACTTCTATAGCTGCTTGGTATGGTGGTCCTATGATAGACCGTGATACTTTTACTAGTGAAGAACTTAAAACTAAAGTTCCTGGTACTGATTATGCTATGAGTCTTCTTCGACATGATGGTACTGGTTATTTAGCTGGAGGAAATATTCATTGGAATACTGATGGTGTACTTAGTGGAAACTTCAACAGTTTTATTCTTCAAGGTACTAGTATGGTAACAATGTTCTACTATATTAGATTGTTCTATTTACATGCTGCTAATCAAGATACTACAGATTTTAATAATATAGATTATGTTACTCCAATGAAAACCTTTAGTAGACTTAGTGTTCTACCTTTAGGTGGTATTGAAGGTGGTAATAGTCTTCCTACTGGTTTATTTATTGGAGATAGTAAAACTGGTGGTTCTTTTCAAATTGGTAATATAATTCTTAGAACAAAGAGTGGAGACCCTAATATACTTGAAATAGTTAGCGCTGATAGTAAGAAAACAGCTCATCTTGGAGTACAAGGTGGTGTTAGTGCTTATGGAACATACACACCTTCTACGGGGGGTGGAGGTGGACTAAGTGGAACTATAGTTCCTTATAGTACTGCTATTACTTCTGACCCTCAAAATGAAGGAACTAAAATAGCTAGTGCTAGTTCTATTTATAAACTTCATAGTAGAATATCTAGTATTGAAACTAATGGGGCTACAAACATATCTGTTAGTGGTTCAGGTAACGCTATAACTAGTGTCAGTAAGAATGGTAATTCTATCGCTTTTACTAAAGGTGCTACATTTTTAACGTCTCATCAAAGTCTTGCTAATTGTGTTCAAACTGTTACTACTACAGGAAGCGGTAATGCTGTTACAGCTATTAGTAAATCTGATAGTACAATAACTGTAACTAAAGGTGCAACGTTCTTGACTAGTCACCAAAGTCTTGCTAATTATTATACCAAAAGTAGTGTAGATTCACTTCTTAGTGGTAAGTCGGCAACTAGTCATACACATAGTGTTAAGATTAACGGTGTTACTAAAACTATTGCAGCTACTGGTGGAACTGCTGTAGATTTAGGAACTTATCTTACTTCTCACCAAAGTTTAGCAGATTATGCTAAGAAGAGTGAAATACCTACAAAAGTAAGTCAACTTACTAATGATACTGGTTATATTACTTCTAGTGGAAGTTGTGCTTATGCTAGTAGTGCTGGTAATGCAGATACTGTAGATGGTGAACATGCGTCTGCTTTTACTAGGATTGTGGGTAGACATGGTATCTATACTTCAGGTACAGCACCTTATAATTACATTCATTTATTTAGAATAGCATGTTCATCAGGTTATTCTACTATTGATTGTGAAATAGATTTTAGGACGAGGCATCATAGTGCTAAAATAGAAATTAGAATTTCTACAGCTGAACATCCTTATAATAATGGAGGAAGTTCAATTTCAATAATAAAGAAAGTTGTAAGTGGTAGAACTTGTGATTTTTGGTTTTTACCTACAGTACAATCATCTAACTATAATTATTATGATGTGTATTATAAATCAGGAGCTTGGAACTCAGGTTCTTATGGAATAATATCAAAAGGTGGTAATGGTACTCTTGTTTTTGAACATAAAGGTACAAATCTTACAAGTTTACCAGATAAAGTTACTCCTGTTAGTAATAACGTTGCTACTTCTGCAACTAAACTTCAAACTCCTAGAACGATATGGGGTCAAAGTTTTGATGGTACTGGAGATGTTAACGGAACAATATACATAAATAATAGTGATTCTAAAAACGGAGCTATAATATTAAATAATAATGTAAATGCTAATGCTCGTATATCAGCTATAAAAGACCAAGTAGTATTTAATACTGGTGCTGCTATTCGTTTTGGAGCAACCAACTGGGAGTATAGTGATTGGGCTGGTCTTAAATATGATACTGTTGCTAATGCTATATATTTAGGTATAGCCGATGGAACTGTATTTAATTATTCTTCTAATAAAAGAAGTAATGGTACACTTAAATTTCCAGGTATTAAAACTATAACTCCTGATAGTGGAGTTAGAATTGGAGGTAGTGGTGGTGATTTATATTTAGGTAATGCTAATAATAGTAATTGGGTGAAAGTTCAAGATATATGTAGTCATAATGGTTCTAATTATTGGTATATATATCAAAACGGTAATGCTCATTTTAATAATATTGTTTCAACTGGTATTATTATCAATGACACTGCTACTATCAAGGGCACTGCTACTATCGGTGGTAATTTATCAGTTACTGGATTAATATCTAATAAAGGTATATTACCTACAGATTATGACGTTAATAAGAAAGGAGCGGGTTGTTATGTTTCAGCTGATGCTTTATGTTCTGGAATTACTGCTATTACTGATAGTATACCAGTCGATAATCTTTCTATAGTTTATACTAATGATAACGGTAGAAATTGGACTAATTATAATATTTCAAATGATACTAAATTTAAGGCGTATGCGAATGTTGCAGGTGTTGATAGTTTATACTTAGGTGGCAATGTTATTACTGGTAATACTGATGCTGAAAAGTTAGCTCAAATAAAAAAGAACGAATTAATGTTTTCGTTTGACATTCCTAATTCTTGTTATTCTCAAGTATATTTTGCTTGTGTTGATATGGGACAAGGTGTTGGTGTTACTTGTACTGTAGAATATTTAAATAGTAAAGGTGTTATAGTCAATACTTATATTAAATATATGACCGGATGGAACCAATTTAATTATATAAATTTATCTAATGGTAATATGGCTGTTGGTGTAGGAAATGATGATAGAAGATATATTCGTTTTAGATTTAAACATGACCAAAATACTACTGCATTACGAAATGCTTCAATAAATAAAATACGAATATTTGCTTTTACTAAGTATTCATTTCCTACTGATAGATTTATGGGTCATACAGGTCATATATATAACTTTGATTATAATTTGAATACTTACTTCCCTAATAGCATTCTTGCTAAAGGTGGAGTTACAGCTTATGCTAGTTCTGATATTCGTCTTAAAACTAACATTGCTAAACTTAATTGTTTAAATGTTATTAAAAGTATTGGAGGTACTTATGAATTTGATTATATTCGTGACCACAAACATAGTATTGGTTTTATTGCTCAAAATGTCAATAATCCATTACTTAAAGATATAGTTGCTAAAGATGATAATGGTTATCTAAAGATTAACTATTGGAATCCTAAACTTATTAGTCTTGCTTTTGGTGCTTTAACTGAAATTGATGATGAAGTTGATAAACTTAAAGCTAGAGTTAGAGAATTAGAAAATGAAGTTGAATATTTAAAAAATAAAGATTATGTCTTACAATAGTGAAACTGGAATTATTAGTGCTCCTGTTAGCATTGATGATGTTAAACAAGCTCTTGGAGAGAGTAGCAATGACCTTGCTACTCTTTGTAAGAGTGAAAATATAAATATATGGAGTAAGTATAAACCTATTAGTTGTAAAGGTGAATTTAAAGAATATCCTATTAGAGAAGACTCTGAGGAAATAGTAACATCTTCATATAGTAACTTCACTTGTGTTGTTCGTTGTGGTATGAATATACCTATGGACACTTATAAGAACTTACGTTATAATTATGGAGGAGAAGGTTTTGCTATTGAAGCATGTAGAAATCTTTATATTGATAATATATATGGTGGAATTGGCGGTATTCCTGATAATATAAGTACAAGAGTATCAGGAAAACATTTTCCAAAAGGTGGTGTTAATTCTCCTTATAGATTAAGTGATTTTAGAAACTATAGTAGTAAAGCAAAAATAAATAAGTTTTGTACTTCTCTTCCTGAAGCACGTAAAGTTGAAATTTATTATTCTTCAACTCCTAAATTTAATTGCGTTCTATCTATGCATGTAAATGTTGATGATAATACAAATCTTACTATGGATGATATAATAACTGATTTATCTTTAGCTTGGTCTTTTTGGATTCAAATTTGTTATGATTCACCATATAATGGTAATGATAAGATTTATAAAAATTATTATGTTGGTAATTGTAAAAAACCAACAGATTATGTATATGCAAGTAGAGAAATAACTTTTGATATAGGTAATGATAAAGAAGTTACTATTGCACCTTTTTTAGCATATACTCGTAATGCAACTTTATATGATAATACAAAAATAATTTTTATATCTCTTCCGGGTTCTATTATTTTTAAATATTATCCTAGACAAATTAATATGGAAAGTATTAAAAGTGGTTCTAGTGGTTTTGTTGATTTCTCATCGTTGAGAGAATTAGTTGGTAGTACTTGTATTTGTAAAGCTAGAATATATAAACTTCCTGATGCTACAATTACAGTTACTGATGGTATGTTTAGAAGCGTTTGCTCATATGGTAATAATAAGACAACATACGGAAGAGGTTATGTATCTAATAGCTCTGGTCAAGGTATAGGTTCTGTAACTATTCCTGAAGGTGATAGAACAGATTATATTGAAACATATATAAGATTTAATAACGTTTATGAAGGAGGATATTATGGACAAATGTGTCAATTATCTTTTGAAATTAATATAGATGGTGGATGGAAACAAGTTCCTCCAGGTGGTAGTTATATTATGCATTAAAACGTAGATGTTCTTAATATAACAAATATGCTAGAAACGATATTAAATTTATTTATCAAATAAGTATAACTATTTAATAATACAATTATGGAAATTAAAGTAACTAAAATTGTAAGTATGACTTCTAATGTAGAAGCTACTGTAAATGAACTTAGTATTAACGCTAATGTTCGAGTTCGTAACAATGATACTATCGAAGGTGTAGATAGTGGTAATGTAAATGATAGTACTGGTAATCAACTAGCTAGCTTTAGTTATTACGGAAGTAATAATCTTAATATTAATTATAATAATATTGAGAATGACAATGTTGCTACTGTTAGTACTGCCGTTAATGATTTCATTAAAGAACTAGAGAAAAATCCTGCTCTTGTAAGTATTGCAAATACTAGTGAAATCTAAGTAATTACTTTGCAAATATATTAAAATATATTATTATATATATAACGTAGTTATATAATAATATATTATTAATATATTTGCACTATAAATTAAAAATCAAAATAATAAAGCTATTATGATTAAAGTAAAACAAAGTAATGCTGTTAGTGCATATAATGTACTCAAGCAAATTAAGACTAAAGAACTTCCTGCTGAAATAGCTATTGCTATTTGGAAAAATGTAAAAGTGTTGAAACCTATTGCAACTTCTTATGAAGAAGCAATTAAAGATTCTAAAGAGTCTCTTAAAGGTAGTAACGATGAAGAGATGTCTAAACTTCTTGCTGAACTTCAAAAGAAAGAAACTGATGAAGCTGCTGGTAAATATACTTTTACTCGTACTGATAATGAGAATCGTGTTAAAGTAACTGAGTATTATTCTAATGCTCAAAATAAACTTAATGCTTTTATTAAAGAACTCGATAATAAAGAAGTAGAAGTAGAACATACTACTATTAACGAGGATGATTTAATTAAAGCTCTTATTGGTACTGATTTTAATATTGGTGTTATTGAGCTTATTGATTTCTTATTTGAAGATGCTACTAAAGCAGATGATAAAGAAGATAAGTAAAACATTAAACCCGCCCCGTAGAAGATGTAATTGGTAGAACTTCTACTAATCATACCTTTTACGGGGCGGCTTTCATATTAATAATTCAAATAGTACTGATATGGCTTCTATTGCTCAACTTACTAGTGAAATTTTACATGGTGTAGGTCAGCCTAATAATCATACTTTACGTGAAAGAGTTCGTAATGCTATAATTCATACTCGTAATGAACTTATACGTAGAAGTTATGAAAACCATGCTTATGTTGATAAGATTCATACTCAACGTTTTAAAGTTTCACTTATTACAGTTAATGATGGCGATGTAGAACTACCTGAAGATTATGAAGGAGTTCCACTTGATAAAATTAAAAGAACTCTAGATAAAGTTCCAAGACCTATTAGACTTACTAATAATCTTCCTTTTGATAGAGTTAGTTCTGTAGGATATAAAACTAATAGAGAGTTTCCTTATATTAAAGAAACTACTGCTAGATTTAAAGGAAGTGTTCCTGGACTTTGTGGTGCTATTAGTTATGACTATATTAATGAATATCTTTATTTATTTCCAGCTAGTAAAGATAGAATTGTTCCAGTAGATGCTATTGTTATAGAATCAGCTTTTGAACATCCTAATCAAATTCTAGATATTAATGGAGACCTTACTGTTGAGAATCATCTTTATGATGACAACGAGTGGTTACTTAGTGAAGATATGATTGGTCAAATTAAAGAAATAATATATAAAAGGGAACTATTAAACCAACATCAAGAAACAGATGAAGTTCCTAATGCTATAAAATATAATTAGTGTATGACTGCTGTAAGACTTAATCCAATAAATATGAGTAAGTATCATCAAGATATGAAAGATGCTTTTACTCTAGAACTTGAAAGAGCTAGACTTTCTTATGATGAACTAGCTGGTAACATAGTTGAAAAACGTTCTAAGATTGTTCCTTATGTTGATAGTTTTGCTCTTCCTGTAATTGACTATCCAGAGTTTCAACAGAATAAGTATATAAATGGTCGTCTTGAAAATGCTGCAAAAGGTATGTATGAAGATAAGCGTAATGACCTTGAACATAAACATCTATGTTTTAGACTTGTTACTTATGCTGTTGATTTACGAAAGATGAGTGAATTAGAACAAAAGATTAAACTTTATGAAAAATGTATTGCTCTAAATTATGCTGAATATAGAAATATAGTTGGTATATTTTATAATAAAGTTCATGATGTTCTTATTCTTAAAGCTCATGGTTATCGTCTTGAAGGTAAACTAGGTTATATTTGCATTAATAGAGTTCTTAATACTGGTTGTAAGATTTGTGATTTTGTCGCAACTAATAAATACAAGAAAGAACTTGAAGCTAAAGGCGTTAGAATTTGGAATAAAGAAGAAGCTGAATTTGCTAAAGCTAATGGCTTAGAATATGATGCAGTTGACCCTAGAATTTATAAAGCTGATGAAAGTTGGTATGAACTTGCTCTTTGTAATTGTACTCTTCATAGAGCTTATGGTTATAAATTAAGCATGATTGATTATCGTTCTGTAAAAGTTAGACAATATAATAATGAAGGTTTAATTAAACTTACTGGTGGTGATAAAGAAAAAATATGTCATTTACCTGTGTCTCTAAAAATTAAACTAACTCTGTGTTTACAAGTAGATAAATTAATGTATACTAAATTTGTTAGAAATGAAAATCAAACAAAATGTGGATTTGAAACGCATCATTGGTAAAGTTGATAATGACTTTAATCTTAGTGAAAGTGATTGGATTCCTCGTGCTGCTGCTTGGATAATTGATGCTCTTAGTCAAATGAAATGTCTTCCTATGGCTAAGAAAACTAGAAGACTTCAAATAGTTAATCGTATAGGTATATTTCCTTGTCAGTTAAATGCTACTGACATTAAAGTATTTGATGATTATGGTTGTGAAATAAAACAACTTGAATCTAATAATAGTTGTTGTAATTCAGGATTTGGTTCTAAAACTAATGTAGAACCTAATCCTGAAATTGCTATTATAGATGATACCAATAAAACTGGTCGTAATTTTATGAGAGTTGCAACTATTAGAAGAGCTGATGATAGTCGAAACTTTGTAATAACTAATAATGGTCATATTGAACTTAACTTTGATACTGATTGGATAAATGTTCAAAGTTTTGAACCTATGACATATTATGATGATTATTATGACTGTGAAGTTCCAATGGTTTATGATAATGGTATTCTATTAGAAGCTATAAGTTTTTATATTCTATATAAATATCTTAGTCGTGGTAGTCATCATCCAGTATATGATTTAAAGAGTAGTAGTCCTGTTACTAATCCTTATATTCAATGGAAAGAATTAAAGAGTAAAGCTATTGCTTCTGTTCGTAATGATTTATATAATGCTGATGGTTGGAGAAACTTCTTCTACAACTCAACATTTGACCCAAGAAGATAACAATTATGAATATAGTAAAAGAACTCAATTTAAATAAAACTCCAAACGTTGTTCCTAATGGAAGTTTGGTGTTTGCTAAGAACATTAAAGTTAGTCCTGATAATTCGTATATTACGAATGAAGAAGGATTAACTTATGCTTTTAGTACTCCAGTTGAAGGTAAGATAGTAGGTATAATTCCTTGTATGAAAGAAATTGTAATACTTAGTTACCTTGAAGCTGATACCGGTGAACATAGTTCTCATATTTATCGTTGTACGGAAAATGAAGTTACTGGTCTTCTAGACTTAAATGAAGTAGGTAATGCTTGGACTTATAGCGGTGGTAAAATTGTAGGTACTTATACTTATAATGTAAATGGTGAACTTATTATAGCTATTGGAGAATATGATATTGTTAAAGTTGAAGAAGTTGCTGGTAGAGATGACGATATTATTAATCCTGGTGATGAAGATGATAATGACAATAAAGTAAACGTTCAAAAAATAACTAAAGAATATATTCCTTTAAAGACTATAAATCTAAATAGAGCTAATGCTAGTGATAATCCTGAAGTATATTCAGTTTGTGCTAACATTCCAATAGCTAATGTAAGTCTTGAAGAAAGAGTTCCTGGTAATAGTATGCCTAATGGTATATATCAATTTTTTATCCGTTATGAAATAGATAAAGATTACTATACTAATTGGATGCCTTTAGGTGGTTCTTATCACGCTCTTAATATAGAGAATAAAACTGTAATTAATCACATATATGATGTTACTGGTGGGTCTAATTTAGCTTTAACTCGTTGTGTAGCTGCATACAATAATGATAATAAAGATTGTAATTATAATTTTAAGTTTCGTATAAAGTTTGATGATACTTATAATTATAAAGCTTATCAAATAGGTTATATACTCAAACATGAAGAAGCTGCTTTAGCTCGCATTTGGCGTAAGTTTAATACTGATGTTCGTGATTTCATTTTTGATGCTGGTAATTTTGAAGAAACAACAATAGATGAATTAACTGCTAATAGTTTTAATTTATTTAATGTTGCTTCTCTTTGTAATTATGAGAATCGTCTTTATATTGCAAACTATGATGAAAGTGATTATAATGTAGACCTTACGAAATACGCTGAAGGTATTAGAGCAAACATGATTTATGAACCTTGTTCTGATTTAGATACAGTTAAGATTAATACTGTAAATTATGAGACTTATACATTTAGTTGGTCAACTGGTGGTATAAGTGCTGCTATTGTTGAAATTAAAAAACCTTCTAAAGATGTTATTGTAAATGTTAATGGTCAACGTACAACTTATCATGCGGTAATTAACGCTAGAGACTATAATGAACTTAAAAGATATGTATGTTGGGTAACAACTGAAAGTGAGAATATTGCTGATTTTGATAATTGTGCTTTTGGCGGTTATGATAGAAAGCATATAATTCCATGTACCAATGTAGCTTTCGGTATTTATGGTGCAGACAATCCAACATTTGATATTATTACTGTTCCAGTTAAAGGTTATTCTGATAGACTATATAGCAATTTAGGTCAAGGTGGTGGAACTAGTCATAAACATACTGGTCTTAAACTTGCAAAAGATGCTAGCGGTGTTTCACTTCATAGTTATAATACTGTATGTTCATATCGTCCTAATAGATTTAGAATGAGTAAAGGTACAAATACTAGAACTTATTCAAATACTATTATGGTAGATAATGCTATTAGAACTTTAATGCCTAATAGTGTATATAACTTCTTTATTCATTATGTTCGTAAAGATGGTAGTTATACTAATGGTTATCAATTAAAGAATGATGTTCGTCCTGATGCTATTATTAATTCGGTATCAATGACAGGTAGTAATAGTGTAGATGTTCAATTAAGTAAACTAACTTCACTAAGAGAAAGAACTAGTAGTAGTTCTTCTGGTAACGATAGAGATTTTACTAGTTTACTTTCTATTGATGCTCTTAAAGATAAGTATGCTTACGAAGTTGTTAGTACTGCTGTTTCACCTAGTGATTCAAATACTTTAAGAGGTACTAGTTTTGGTTATTATAAGAATTATAATGGAGACCTTTTATTTAAAACTGGTTCTACTCATAATTTTAATAATACTAATGATAATGTACTTTATAGAATTAAAGTTGGTTTTACTAATATAAAAATACCTGATGGTTATGTAGGTTTCTTCTTTAGTTACGAAAAGCCAGAAACTACAAATAGTTATCAAGCTTATTGTATTAAGAAAACAAACACTGGGGCATTGTTTAAAGCTAGTGAAGTAGAAACAGGTAAGATTAACTATAATGGTTCTATTTATATTCCTGAATATAAAATAACTGATAATGGTTTTGAACTTCCTACTACAAATCCTGCTTATATAAATAACGCTGGTATTGTAGCTAGCAATGCAGTAGATGATGATGATTTAACTAATACTGTAAATACTGCCGGTTCTGATGGTGGCATAGTTCTTTCTCTTAAAGACGGTAAAGGTAAAGTAATTCCTGAAATAGGAGAAGTAGGAAATGTTATGATATTCAATCGTAACATATATTGTAAGAAAGATAAACAACTTATTAGTTTTGGTCCTATATGTTTTAAACATTCAGATATTGAAACTTATAGTTATGCTGATGTTAAAGACGATACTAAGTTCCCTAATAATTATGTTAATGATTATGATTTTAATTATCCTGATTTTTATGTTAATGATAAAACTTTAGTATATGACCGTAAGGTATATATATCCGATACTGGTAAAGTATATGATATATCTGAAAGAAATGCTATTGCTAAAGATTGGACATCGTTTGCTAAAGCTTATGCTAGAATTGTTAATTATAGTAAGTTTAGTAGAGTTAATACAAATGCTATTTCAATAAAGAAAGAACCTGAGTATTTAGTAGGTGTTTTAGGTAGTGAAGAAGGTGGTACTGCTAGTCATCAACGTAGTGCAAATATTGTTGTTAAGCCATTGAATGCTACAGACCTTATAGAATTAAAAGATACATATATAGAAAGTAATTATAAACTTTATACTAATTATAAAGATAATCTTAATTATGATTCTTATAAACGTGCTACTATTCGTCGTAGTGATGTAATTGGTGATGAAAGTCTTGCTAACTCATGGAGACATTTCAGAGCAAACAACTATAAAGTGCTTTCCAAGAACAAAGGCAACATTACAAATATCGTTGGCGTAGGCACTGCATTTTTCGTTCACACGGAGCATTCTTTATTTTACCTTAATAGAGATAACCTCCTCAAGACATCGGGCGGTACAGCGCAATTAAAAATGCCAGATTTATTTGAAGTAGAACCTATTGAATTATTTACTAGTAATCATGGTTATGGTGGACTTCAACATCCTCAAGCCTGGACTGTTAATAGTAATGGTTATTGGTTTGTAGATGCAGACAATAAACGAATATATAACTTTGATAATAATCATCTTACTGATTTAACTAGTGATATTCTTAATTGGATGAACAATGTTCAAATAGCCGATGCTCACATGGTTACAGATTTTGCTAATGCTCGTGTAATTATGTGTCTTGCTTATTATAGTGAAGATGTTGGAGATAGAGAACATAATCAGCCTGCTTATATTACTTTATCATTTAATATGATTAGTAAAAAGTTTGTTAGTCTTCATGACTATAAATTTAACTTAGGTGTAAATACTAAAAATCATTGTTATTTTTATTATGCTGTAACAACTAGTTCTTTCCTTTATTGTTTTCATAAAAATACTCCTTTAGGATTCTATGGTAAAACTGGAGATTATGCTGGACTTGATGACCATGCTTATGGTTTCCCAGCTATGAGTACAAATCTCACTATAAAAAAGGAAGATGGTACTGAAGAAACTAGAACTGTTCATCCTGCTATATTTGATGTTATCGTAAATGAAAATTATAATATTCCTAAATGTATTAATTCTATTAGTTATATACTTAATAAAGAGTATGCTTACTTTAGTAATCAAGTTACTAGAATGGCTGAACCACTTATGGGTAATGGAACTTATGGTGATATAGAACATTATAGTGGTGATAGACTTCGTATTTATACTGATAGTAATGATACAGGTGACTTAGATATTTCAGGACATAAAATGATTAATGACGATACTGTAACTAAAGATAGAACTCCAGATTACAAAGTTCCTTATTATGATAAAGGTATTTGGAACTTTAATTATATAAGGAATTATATTAGTAGTAAACTTACTAAAGAAGAGATATGTAAACGTTATAACTTGGATATTAACAATCTTACTCCTACACAAGAATTTAAGATTCAAACTATGCTTAATAATCCAAGTGATGAACGTAATCTAGTTTATGGTCGTTATTTCGTTGTTAGATTTATATTTAGAAATATAGATAATGTTCCTTTTAGATTTGAGGATTTAAATATTAATTATTCAAAGTATTAAATTATGACTAGAAAAATTAAAAGAAGAAGTCTTCGTTGTGGTGGTAGACCTAAAGCTGACTTCGGTAGTATTTTTAATACATTTATTGCTCCTGCTTTAGGTGTCGCTGGTTCTGTAGCAGATTCTGCTATAAGTAAAACCCAAGTTTCAAAGAGCAATACTAAACCGGCTGTTAAAGAGACTAACACAGAAGTTACTAATAATAATACTTCTGTTGAGAATCTTCCTACTATTCAAGTTCCTACTAAAGAACCAATTAGTGGACTTGTTACTAGTAATACTGTTATTCCTCCTGACCCAACTAAAACTCCTACTATGAGATTAGGTGGTAGAAAGAAATGTTGGATTGGTGCAGCTATTATGGGTGCTACTAGTATAGCAGGTTCTTTATTTGGTTCTGCTGCTCAAAAAAGAGAAATGCGTCGTCAAAAGAGTATTCAAGATTGGCAGAATACAACTCAAGAAGCTGCTAATATGACTACTACTCTTAATAATAGTCAAGATTATCAAGAGGATTATCTTAGACAATTTAGAACTGCTGCTAGACTTGGTAAAACGTTAGGAGCTAAAGGTATTTATATTACTGATGGTGGAGATGCTACTAAGATAGGAAGCAACACATATCTTCTACGGGGCGGCTCTCATGAAGATGTGAATGAGACCGGTCAAACAGGTATTGGTATCAATGTTGGCGGTAATGAAGTTGAAGCTGAAGGAGGTGAAGTTGCTCAGAAGAAAAATGGTGCTCTAAGAATATTTAGTGCTCAACCTATTCTTGGTAATGGTATGAGTCCTGCTCAAGCTATTCTTAAAGGCTATAATAAAGATTCTGTATTTAGTCAACAACAAGCTTTTAAGAAAAGAAACGGTCTTAAAGATGATGGTAGTGCTAAATATGGACTTGGTGGAGACATAAAAGGTATTTGGAACTTTATTAGAAGTTATAGAACTCCTGTTGATAACATTGCTGCTCTAATTACTGCATATCAAAAATTAAATCCTAATAGTAACTATAATAAACAAAAAGGTAAGTTTAAAGGTGGTACTTTTAGAGGTGCTGGTGCAGGTGGTACTTGGACTAATGATTATAAATCTAATAAAGGATTTGATAATTTTAATGACGCTTACGATGATGCTGTAGAACATAATGCTAAAACTTTTATTTTTGGTAATAAAAGATATAATACTCTTAAAGAAAACAATCCTATTAGAGAAATTAACAATAGAGCTGTAGGTTCTTGGAGGGATAGTGTAGTCACTAAAGATAGAACTGGTTATGGTAAAGATTTTGGACCTATAAAGGGTAATGCTTCTTTAATCCCATTAATTACAGAAACTTATAATCCTAAGAGAATCAAACATAGACTTGGCGGTGGTTTAACTTCTAAAGATAGAGGTTCTTCTAAACACCCTTATCCTTCCGTATCATCTAAAGATTTTGCAGGTGGTGGTAGAAGTTATCCTATTCCAACTAAAGCTGATGCTGTTGATGCTTTAAGACTTGCTGGTCTTCATGGAAGAAGTGATGTTAGAAGTAAAGTATATAATAAATATCCTAGTCTTAGAAAGAAGAGTTTGTTAGGTAGTTCTAACCGCCCCGTAAAAGGTATGAGACCTAAAGCTGCTAAAGGTATTTATGTTCCTAAAGAAGAAGTTCCTTACATACATCAGAAACATAATCGTAGTCGTACTATATTTAGTGGTGGAGATTATTTAGGATTAGGTATTGATACTCTTGCTGCATTAAGTACAGGTTTTGTAAATTATAATACTGCTGATAAGTATACTCTTCCTGATAGAGCTCCTATCATTCAAGCTAGTAAATTACCTACAACTTATAATGTTAATCCTGAAATAGAGGAAGTTAAACGTTATAGAGATAGACTTACTGGACAAACTTTTAATAATACTTCAAGTTCTGTAGCTGCTCTTAATAGAAGTGATGCTATTAATCTTGATGCTCTTTCTAATCTTAGTAAACTTTGGGCTACTAAAGAGAATGAGGAGAACAAGATGCTTACAGAAGATGCTAAGAATCAACAAACTGTTGCAGCACAAAACGTACAGAATGAACTTGCTCGTCAAAGTGAAATTGCTAGAATTAAGAATGAAGCTACTCAAGCTAAGGGTGATGCTCTTAATGTTGGTCTTAGTGGATTGTCTCAAGCTTGGACTAATTTCTGGACTGCTGGTAGAACTGCTTATGAAGATGACCAATCTAGACGTGCAATGATTGCTTCTAGTAAAGAAGCTACTCCTACTAGACTTTCTGAAATGGATTTTAATTTATCTCCTGACATTTTAGCTAGTCTTTATAGAACAGCTAAAGATGATAGAACTAGACGTTTCTATTTGTCTAGATTGTCTCCTAAACAAAGAAAAAAATACGGTATAAATTAATATTATATAAATACTTCTGATAGTATTATTACTATCAGAAGTTTTACTATTTTTGTAATCAGTAATTAAATAATAATATTATGGCTTATAAAAACAATCAAAGTGGTATTACTATTGGAGGTTATGTTCCTCAACGTGTACCAGTTCGTTCAAATCTTGAAGCTCTTAGTCAAGCATTAAATAAAATTGATGAGCGTTCTGATAAAGCAATTCAACAAAAGTCTGCTATTACGAATGCTATTGGTCAATTAAAACTTAATGCTGCTGAAGATAAATGGAAATACGATTATGCTAAACGTATTGAACAAAAGATTAATGATGCTGCTCAATATGGTGATTACAGTAGAGCATTAGATGTTGCTACTGAACTTGCTGGAAGTGCTACTTCTTCTCCTGAAGTTATGGGTCGTATTCGAGCTAATGAACAATACGAAAAAGCAAAACAAGCTGTTGATAATAACAATAGTATTAGTTCACTTACTAAGCAAGCTTGGACATTATCTAATAAATATCATTATGAAGATACTTATGATGATAAAGGAAATATAGTTGGAGGTACTGAATGGAAATCTAGTTGGACACCAGTAGAAGAAGTAGACAATCTTGCTATGATGAAAAATGCTGTATCTATGATTGGTATAAGTAGTACAGAAAGTTCTAAAACTACAGGAGATTCTACTAAAACTTCTAAGGGCACAGGTAGTGGTTTTCAAAGAGTTAGAAGTTCTAGTAGAATAGCTCTTACTTATAAACAAGTTAAAACTCAACTTACTGATGTTATTAAGAATGACCCTAAGTGGAAAGCTAGTCTTGAACAAGAATATATGGTTAATGATATTCTTCTTAAAGATGTAAATAAACAAATAGCTGAAACTACTGATGCTAACGAATTAGCTAGGCTTGAAAGTAAGAAAGCAGAATACATGTCTAATATTACTAATGATAGAGGCATTGTAACTGGAGATTATGTAGATGTTTTATTTAAGAAATATCCTAATCTTATTAAGAACTTTACATTTAGTAGAATTGGTAATACTAAAGTTGATACAACTTCTAAAGACGACTACGTTCCTTCTACAGGTAATGGTAATGGTGCTGGTGGTAATCCTTATCTTATTGGTTATAATGATGATAATGTAAAAGGTAAACCTGGTCAAAACAATTAAACATATAAAATTATGGCTCTTTTTGAATTTGAAACTTATAATAAATTTCTTAATAATAATGATTATAATGGAGCTGCTAATTATGCTTCTAAATCATATTTTAAAGATAAGAAACAACAAGCTAGAATGCTTGATAATATTAAAATTCTTCGCAATAAAGGAAGAATTTATAATGGTATGATGAATAATGCTAATGAAGACCAGAAACAAGCTCTAGCTTTTAAGACTGCTATGGATGCTGGTACTCCATTAGATTTAAAGAATAGATATTATAAACGTTATGTTGATGCTGTTAATAATTTGTTCGGAACTGATGCTACTAGCATTGCTGTAGAATTTGATAGTGCTAAAACTAAACGTTATGCTCGTATTCCTGGTGTATCTGATGTTATGGATTTAGTTGGAATTGGTGGTAATATTGATTGGTTAGCTAAAGATGAAGATTATGGCTTTGATGGTTTTCAACAATTTCTTTCTAATATGGGATATTCAGATGATGATAAAGGTAAAGCTGCTTTTAATAAGTTAGGATTTAAACAAGAAACTATTAATGGTAAGACTAGACTTACTATAAGTAAAGATAATCCTAATTTCTATAAAGCTATGATGGCTCTCCATAATGTAGATACTAATCATGTTCCTGGTAGCGGAAATAAAGCTATTCAAGAAGGTGTTAGAGGAGAAAAACGATTTAAGCTTGCAGGTGTTGATAGAAATGGTAAACTTCTTAAACTTCAAAATGGTAATCAAACTTATACAGAATCAGCTTCTGCTGCTTGGGGAGAAAATAATAAAATCTCTAAAGGTATTAGTCAAACTTTTGGTGTTATGGACCAAGATTTGACTATAAATGAACGAGGTATTTCTGATGATAATTTTATAAATCCTGATTTTGCTTATAATAGTACTATATTTGAAAACGAAGATATTGCTAATCAAGAGAATTTACAAAGAAATAAAAGTAGGATTCGTGACCAATTTGGAGCTTTAGATAATGTAATACAATCAACTAAAAATATAAACAATGAACTTACAGCTAAAGAAAAAGAACGTACAAAAGATTTTGTAATGTCTACTACTGTAAGTGGTAGTTTAGGTGCTGGTATGGCTAAACTTGAATCTGATTTTAGCAGAGGTTTAGTTGATGCTAAATCTTATAATATTTATAAAAAAGAAATTGAAGAGCATTATGAAAATCTTCTTAGTGGCGCAGATTTAACTCAGTATAATGTTTATGCTGCAAATGGCGATGATACTACAGTTATGACTCAGTATAATACTGAAGATAGAAATAAACTTAATGATATTATCGCTAATGCTATAGGTAGTAATAGATTAAGATTTAGTGCTGCTATTATGGGTAATAAAAGTGGTACTATGATTACTATTTTACCTAAAGAAGATAAAGATGGTAAGCCTATTACTAAAAAAGCTAGCATATTTGTAGAAGATTTGTTTAAAGGTTCTGTTGAAGAAAGTCTTAATCGTGATACTAAAATGCGTGCTCTTAAAGAACTTAACGGAATGGAATATTATGGCTATAGATATACTATTCCTGCTTTAGGAGATAGTGAAGGTGGAGAACTTGGTATTGATGTCGGAGCTAATGAAGCTTATCTTCTTCATAAAAATGGTACTAAAAGTTTTATTAGTAAAGCTAAAGCTCAAGATATGATTAATCGTGCTGAGATACTTAGCGATTTTATTGATTCTGCAAATCAAACATTTTTTGATGAAGATGGTAATTTTGTAAGAAATAAAAATATTGTCAATGAAGTTAGTAATTGGGCTAATGCTGCTACATTAGAACTTTATAATGCTACAGCTGAAAGAGCAAAATTACTTAATAATCAAGGTTTAGATAATAGTCTTGAACTTGATTATTTAAGAAATAAACATACTCTTATTAGAAATTATATTCTTGACTCTATTGGTTATTTTGATAATAATAATTAATATACAACAATATGGATACTACTCAAATTACATCTAAAGGTGGTTATGAAGAACTTAATCCTCTTTGGTCTAAGTCTAAGAAAAATAACCAGCCTAAGACTATACTTACAACTAATCCTCAAAAGGGAGGATTAGTTGATTCTTTTTATAATGCAAATCCTGATAATTTTGTTTTTGATAATGCTAATAAATATATCAATTATGGCATTGCTCCAAACAAAGTTGCTCCTAATCTTGATAAAGAACTTGCTGAAGCACAATCAAACTTTGCTAAAACATTTAATTCTTTAGGTCAAGCTCTTGTTAATGAAACAATTCTTGGTACAATTAAAGCTGTACCTGATTTGTTTGATGCTATTACTAATGGTATATTTCAATCTGATGGAGACTATCAAAATCCTATTAGTAATAAACTTCAAGAATGGCAAGATTACTTTAGAAATGAAGTTGCTCCAATATATAGTGACCCAGAGCGTAATGATATTTATAATGGAGGTCTTACAAATTGGGGATGGTGGACTAGTAATGCACCTAGTGTAATGTCTAGTTTAACATTACTTCTTCCTAGTACTGGTATTCTTAAAGGTATTGGTTATCTTAGTAAACTTGCAAAGACTTCTAAGTTAGCTAGTATGACTAGAAATGGTATTAAAAGTATTGCTGGTATAGATAGAGCTATAAATTCTAATAGAAAACTTAATGCTTTGCAAAAAGGTATCAATAAGATTATTGGTAGTAATGGTATTGTTGTTGGTTCTGATGTAGAAAGTGCTGCTAGTAGATTTGCTAGTATTGGAGGAAATGCTCTTTTACAACGTACTATGGAGAATTATCAAGAAGCTCAAGGTGTGTATAAAGATATGTACAATGAAGCTTATGATAATCTTAATAAAATGAACGCTCAACAATATCAAGCTTTTATTAATAAGAATCCTGAATTACTTCAAGATACTGATACTAATGATAAAGAAGCTGTTGCAAGACGTATTGCTAAAAAATCTGCTGATACAGATTTCCTTATGAACTATAGTAATATTGTATTTGATGTTATTCAAATGTATGGTCTTCGCAACATGTGGAAAGGTATTAGAAATTCTGATGCTGGTAGTGCCGCTGTAAGTAGAGCTGCAAGATTAGAAAAACTTAAAGTTGGTAAAACTGCTGAAGAGTTTGAAAAATACTATGCTAATATAGGTAAGATGAAGAAAGCTGGTTGGTGGATTAAAGACCATGCTAAAGCCGAGAAACTTGTAATAGCTGGAGAACTTAGTGAAGGTATTGAAGAAAGTGTCAACTATATATCTCAAATGGATGGTATGAATGTTGGTAAACTTCTTCTTAATGAACAAGATGCTGACCATTCTCCTTTTGATAATCGTCTTCAAAAGTATCTTAAAAGTGGAGGACTTGCTGATTCTGCTTTTTGGGGTGTATTAGGTGGTGTTGTATTTCATCATTTAGGTAGTGGTTTTGGACGTATTAGACAAACATTTGAAGATAAAGCTAATAAAAAAGAAGATAAAACTACTGGTGAACAAGGTAAGTCTTCACCTTTTAGTATTAGTGAATTAGGTGAAACTAAGTCTCGTAAAGCTGATATTGCTCATTGGGGAAAAGATACTAATCTTTATATTGAAAGGATGAATAAAATTAATGACGGAAAGAATCCTTTTGATAACGATAAAAATTTTACTAGTCCTGAAGAAAGTCAAGCTGCTAAAGAAGCTGCTGAAAATGATTTTATTACTAGATTAGCTTTACGTGCTGGTCATCATGGTAATCTTGATTACTTAAAATCATTCTTGCAAAGTGATGAAGTTCGTAGAGCTATGGTAGATAAAGGTGTAGTAAATGAAGCTGAATCTAAACAAATTCAAGCTAATAATGTTGCTAAAGTTGATGCTGTTATTGACGCATACACTAAAGAACTTTCAGGTCTTATAGGTATTGTTCAAAATAGAAATCATAATAAAAAAGAATCAGACCGTGTTCCTATCGAATATCTTCAAGAAATAGCTAGTGCTAATGTTGTTTATAATCAAAAGATAGCAAATACTAAAAATAAAGAACAAGTTGCAGACAATCTTATAAATACAGTTCTTAATGAAGATAACATTAGAAAAGTTATTGGTCAAAATTTTACTGGTGAACAAGTAAAAGGTGCTGTTCGTCATGCTCTTATAACTAATATGATTAGTGATTTGTACGCTAGAAAGAAAGACCTTATAGCTAAGAATCGTAAGACTATTAGTGATAAAGTAGCTATTGATAATATTAATCGTACTATCAATGAGTATAGTGATATGCTTTCTAATGATGAACTTCGTCTTACAACTGCTGTTATGCTTGCTAGTGAAAGAGACGACCAAGGTAATCTTGGACGTAATAGTCAAGACCCTTTAGCTAAAGCTTATGATGACTTATTTAGTGGTGTTGATGAGAAAGGTGTTCAACTTACAGATGAAACTATTGTTCGTAATTTTGAAAGATTTGCTAGGGAAAATGGTCTTTCTAAAAGACTTGCTGAATTTGATAGTTCTAGTAATGTACTTAATCAAATTCAAACTGCTAATAATAATATAACTAGAATTAATAATCTTGTTAAAGAAGCAGATAAAGAAAAGAATAGTACTGGTGTTAAACTTTCTGACCTTATTCTTAAACAATCTGAACTTGAACTCTCTCGTAGATATGACCAAGCTCAAGTTGTTAATAACGAAACAGACCTTGCTGCTGAACTTAGTTATAAACAAAACACTATGAATGAAGCTCGTAAGAAAGTTATTGACACTAGTTATAAGTATATTGATGATTTAGCTGATAAATATAAAGATGAGGAAAATAGTAATATTCGTGCAGCTGTAAACGCTTATTTTAATGATGAACAAGATAATTTTGATTATGCCACTTTTTTCATGACTAATAAAGAAAGAGAAGCTTTTAAAGAAAGTCTTGATGCTCTTCATTTAAGTAGTGGTCTTAATTATAGATTAGCTAATACAATTCAAGATAGTTTAATTCTTAGAACTAAGATTAAAGCTGCTAGAAATAAAGCTAATGATGGAGAAGAAGAACCTGAAAGTACTACAAGTAGTAGTACTACTACAAATGGTAACGCTACAACTCCTGCTCCTAGTCCTACTCTAACTGCTAGTTCTGCTCCTACTCCAGCTCCTACACCTCAAGGTGAATCAACACAGTCAGGTACACAAAATAATGCGCCACAATCGCCTCAACCTGCCCCGACAAATAATCAATCAGCAACACAATCTGAAGGCTCTCAGGCGCAAGAAAAGACGAAACAGGGCAATTCTCAAAAGGAAAAGGCTAAGCCAAAGTTCGATGCAAGCAAATCGCAAAATTTGTCATTTGATGATGATGGAAACGTTACTGATATAACTAGTACAGATACTGGTCGTTTTACCCTTGTACCTGGAGAAAATAACCAATATGAAGTTATGCCTAATGATGGTAGATACGCTTGGCATGATGATAATCTTTTTGAGAATACAGAGCTTGCTAATGAAGTTAATATTGTACTTGTTCATAATCCTTATATTACTGTTGATAATAATGGTAATATTATTGATTTTGAAAAAGGTTTATTAGGTACAGAAGCTGATGTAGCAGCTTATGAAAAAGCTTTAGATGAACAAGCTAAACAAGAAGAAGAAAATACAGAAGAAGAGGAGAGTAACACAACTACCACATCTTCTACGGGGGGACTTGAGGAAACAATAACTAATACTCCTGCCAGTGTTGAGGAAAATAATGAAGAAGCAACTACTCCTACTACTGAGACTAAGAAAACTATTGCTAATCTTGATATGGACGAAAGAACAGATTTAAATATGGAACTTAGTCGTAATATCATGGGTGCTTTAATGGATGATAATGCCGATGTAGAAGAAGTAATTAGTAAACAAAAAGATTCTCTTATTTCTCAAGGATTTGATAGTGACGAAGTTAATAAATATGTAGACGATTATGCAAATGAAGCTAAAGCTATGTTTGGTTCTTCTGTTGCAGATTTATATCTTCAAACTGTTGCTGTAGAAACTCAAAAGCTTGATAATCTTACTAAAGATTTTACTAAAGCCGCTGATGAGTTTCTTAATCGTTATGCTAAGAATACAAAGATGGTTCAGCGTAATGGAAAATATTATGGTAGACTTGAAGATATACTTAGATATATAGAACAAGAATCTAAATATACTGGTGCTCCTGAAATATTTTATAATACTCTTAAAGATTATCTTACTAGTGAAGCTGCTAAAGATAAATTTGTTTTAACTGATGTTGAAGAAATAGATAAAGCTGATTTCTTACGTAACGTACATAAAAGTAGTTATGTTCGTAGTGTAGAACTTGGTGCTCAAAGTCTTATTACTACAGTTAAACTTGACTTATCTGAAGTAACTGATGAAGATGGTATTAAAGCTGCTCAACAAGAACTTAAATTAGTTAATTCTAATGATGCTCTTGAAACTGAAATTAGTAAAAAGAATAATACTAATACTACTATTCTTCTTTATAAACATAATGGTGTTACTATAGGTTGGCAAGCTTTAGCTAGTATTGATAGAGGCACAGGTCTTTATGTTAGACCTGCTGATGATTGGATGCACACTATTGCTGGAGACAATAATACACCTGATGGTCCAGTTAAAGAATTTATTAAAGATATTCTCAGTAGAAATACTATTGATGGAATAGATTATTCTACTCTTGATGATATTATTTATAGAGCAGCTTTTGATAAATTATCTAAAGATGAATATAAACAATTAGTTGCTGCTTTTGCTTCTCATAAAGGAATACAATATGCAGTTAATAATCATTATGTTAGAAATGATGATAATCCTAATTATGAGAAACTTCTTAACGGTCTTGCTAAACTTTGGAGATATTGTTATCAATTAAAACCTACAAATAATGTAGCTGTTGGAGAATATAATGATATTCTTATTGACAGTATTGATACATATTACGACAAACTTAGAGAAGAAATTAATATTGCTACAAATGTAGCAAATGGAATTTATACTCCTAGAGTTAATGTTCTCTCTAAAGGTGAAGTAATTCGTGCTCATAATAAAGAACTTACTCCTGATGGAAAAACTAGACCTTCTAAAGATGTAGCTCGTCCAGTAAAAGAAGTTCTTAGTAATAGTAGTGAAGCTTATATAGGTGCTACTTCTAACGGTTATGTAGCTATTTCAGGATTAGGTACTCAAAAGTATACAGGTTATAATAGTGCTAGTGGACAAACATTCTTAGCTCTTCCTAATACTAATGGTACTATAGATTATGTTGCAGCATTTCCTAGAGTTTATATAGGAGATACTTATTATCGTAATGGAGAAAAAGTTAATGCTCCTGAAAATAGAATACTTAATTCTTTAGTAAATTCTGTTACTGCTCAATTAGAAGATAGACTTGCTAATGTTAAGTCTCTTGATGATTGGAATGAAGTTAAAGAATTTATTAATGATATATTTAATTTTAGGCGTAATGCTATCTTGTCTTTAGGTAATTCTATTGTTATTCAAAATAATGGTAATTTAGTTCTTAAAGCTAACGGTAACGAATATACATTCTTTGCTCGTAGTGCTAAAGACCCTAATGCTGCACCAAATGTAATCAAACGTAAAGATGGAAAGCTTTATAAGTTTGATGATGTATCTGATTTAATAGAAGATATTAAAGCTAGTGCTAAAATTAATATAAGTTCTAGTCTTCTTAACGGAGATAACAATACTAATCTTCCTACTAAAAACAAGTTTATTAGTAGAGATAAAACAGGCTTTCATATTAATATTCCAGCATATAATGGAAAGAATGCTTTTGATATTAATAATAGTACTTATAGTCAATTCCTTATTGACAATGACTTAGTTCGTGTTGATTTGGAACAAGAAAATAGTTCTAATTATCGAGCTGTTGGCGTTGATAAAATAGGTAGTAATCAAACTCTTCAAATTGATATATTTGATACTTCTGAAAGCCGCCCCGTAGAAGATGTAGTAGAAGAAACTCCTACTGATACTCCACAAACTATTGTACGTAATGCTATAAATAGTATTATTAATGACGATAGTGTTGCTAATAAAGGTGAAGCTATTGCTGATTATATTCTTAGTGATAAATCTAAAGAATCTCTCAATAAAATAGTTAAACTTAAAAAATATAATGGAGTAACAGATGCTATATTCCCTGAAAATATTATCTTTGATGATAATAAGATACAAGAATTTAGACAAGCTGATGAAGCAAACAAAAATGCTTTAGCTTACTATGATTCAGAAAATGAAGAAATAGTTGTAGGTAATGATTGGTTAAGTAGAACTGTTGATGCTGATACTGCTGGCGATGATGCAGTTCGTGTTCTTATCCATGAAAAACTACATAGTCAAATTAATAATAGTAGAAATCCTAAGCAATTTAGAGAAAAGCTTAGAACTATATATGATGATTTTGTTAAAGTTATTGATGCTGATTTAGCTAATCTTAATGATAGTACTTTCGATGAGATTAATGCTCGCTTTGATAATAAAGCTGCTAATATAGATGCTCTTCGTAGTTATCTTACTCATATTAAAGAATATCAGTTTGAAAAGTTTAGTACAAGACCAGATACTCAACTTGAAGAGTTCATCGTAGAATCTCTTACTTCTAAAGGTCTTATGGATTATCTTAATTCTGTTAGAGTTGAAGGTGAACATAAAGCTAAAGCTAATACTCTTTGGCAAAAGATTATGGAGTTTATAAGTAGACTATTTGGTATTGAAATTAGAGATGAGTCTCTTAGAGCAAAAGAGTTTAATATTCTTGCTAATAAATTCAAAGAAAATAAAGTTACTCCTAAAACTGAAGTTAAAGAAGAAACTAAAACTCCTGTTGAAGGTACTCTTGAATTTAAAGAAGATGAAACTAAGTCTGAAGAAAAAGTTCCTGAAGAAATTCTTGCTGATGATAATATTTCAAATATAACTGAAGGTAATGATGAAGTTAATGAAGATAACCTTGATGTTTTACTTAATATGGGTAGTAGTGTTGATGATAAAACTTTAAGCAGTTTTTCTTCGTTATACTCAGCAGCCAGAGCACTTCCGATAGAGGAACAATCTCGTATGCTCGATATGGTTGAGCGTGGAGAGTTTTCTATATCTTGTCGATAGATTATTTACAGAATAAATTTTATGGTTCTAGAGGAGAATTTAAAATCCTCTAGAACTTTATTGTTTAATTAAATAATATAATTATGGCTAATTGTCCTATTACACCTAAAGATTTTTTAGGTACTGAGACTGGAACCCGTCTCAAAGAACTTTGTGGTAATGATGTAGTTAAGTTTAACGCTATAACTGCATTAGTTTATAATCCTGAATCCAAGACTGGATTTACTAAAGATTTTGATGATTATCGTTTGAGTAACGATGCTGCTCAAGAAGCTCTTGAATTTTATAATTCAAGGCATTTTAGTGTTGGTGCTCAAACTACTAAATCTAAGTTTAATGATATTGTTACTAGATTTGGTTATACTAGTACTACAGCTAAAGTTATGGCAAATAGAGTTATAGGTAATAATATACTTACTTTCTTTGCTAACGATGTAGTTAAAGGTAAATTTGATAAAGACCGTAATAATGCTAATTTTTATGCTAATAGAGTTGTATCTTTTGGTGCAGTTCAAATAGCTAAAAAGTACTTTGAAAATAAAGGTCAGAAGTTTACTAATAAAGAAATACTTGGTTTAGTTAATCAAATTCTTGGATTTACTAGTGATGGTAATTTTGAAAAAATAGATGATGTTTTTGCTAATGCTAGTAAAGAAGATAAAAACTTTTATGCTATGGTTAAAGAAATGATTCTTAATAAAGTTTCTTTCTTTAATTCTATTTATGCTGGTGATAGTCGTCTAGGTATGCTTCGTTTTAAGTCTGATGAAGCTATTGATGAGAAGGTAGATTTAGATAGTGAAATGGAATCTATTCTTAATGGAAATGAAAATGATGAACTTGCTGATTTTAATAAAGAATTTGATGTAGATGGTACTACTGCTAGATGGGATGATAACAGTGGGATGGGAAGTAATTTTATGAAAGGTATTGATGAAGATATTCGTATGATACTTTTCACTATTCCTAAGCTTAATGATATTAATAAAGTTGATGGTAAATATAATTATGATAGAAGCAATGAACTTGGTACTATTGATTTTATTGATGGTAAGAAAGTAACAGCTGCTATTATATCTAAGATAAGTAGAGATAATATTACTAGTTTTATTAATAGTATTAAGACTATTGCTGAACAGAATAAAGAGATGTCTGGTCTTATTAAACTTTATGAAGATTTAAAAACTAATAGAGATTTTGCTATTAGATTTAGAAGTCAGTTTGTAAAAACTATTATGCCTAAGACTGAAACTAGAACTGAATCTGATGGTACAGTTAGAGCTGTACTTTCTAATAAAGAATCTAATAGAAGACAGTCTCTTATATTTAGTTTTCAAAATAATGTAAAGCATACTACACTTAATGTTGATCCAAATGCTATTGAAGTATTTCGTTCTGCTGTAGAAAGTGCTAGAAAAAGATATAAACTTTCTGTTAAAAATGAGATTAGACGCAATGCTGCATTTGCGGATATTGTTGCTAATTTAACTAAAGCTCTTAAAGCTTATTATCCTGATATGGATGTTAATGCTGTAAGAAATTATCTTATTGGTAATAAAACTAATGGTCGTGTTGATATTGATATTAATACTAGTAATCTTCTTGCTCATTTAAAAAATATTAGCGACGCTTCTACTAAAGCAAATGATAATCTTCGTGAAGAGCAAGAGCATAAAAAAGAATGGAATAGAGAAGAACATGATGATAATGAAACTTACGTTCCATTACATACTGAAATTATTCCTGCTACTGCTGTAGCTGCTGCTAATAGTTTTGCTACGGATATAGAAGCTTATTCTACTGTTGCTCTTCAGTTTAATTCTAAGAATGTTCTTGGTAATCAAAGTTCTGATATTATTAATAGTTCTATGATTACTTATCTTATGAATGCTATTAATGGTACTGAAATGTCTGTTGATGCTGAAGGTAAACTTTCTCCTGAAGCTCTTATTCAATATGGTAATGAAAAGTTCCATGTTAATTCTAAAGAAAAAGGTAATCAATATAATCTTAGTAATATTCTTCTTGAGCAACGTGGTGTTGATGGAAAAATTAAAGTATTTGGTCTTTTCCGTAAACTTGGAGATAAGTATGTTCCTACAGAATATGCTAAGGATTTGATTAATGTTAGTTTGTTTAATGGTGCTGGTAATCCTAATACTGGTCAGAATGTACTTTATTCTGGTATGAGTAAGATGGATTATATTTATAGTGCTATTGCTAATTTTGTACATACTGAAGCTGATTATCTTTCTAAGAATGAATACGATATTGATTTTGCTAATTACTTTATGCGTGTTCCTTCTGATGCTCCTAAGAATTTTATTATTAGAGCTGCTAGATATAGAACTAAAGGAGGAAAGTATGGTAATCTTTTCAATGTAGAAAATAGTAAAGAAGTTAATCAAGCTATTGAAACTTATCTCGATACAGAAATTCCTAGTGAAACTCGTGCAGATAATGAAGTAAAAACTTCTAAGTTTGTTAATCTTACTACCAATAAAGAGTATAATCAAATGGTTCACGATTTGACTACTAAAACTATTGGTCGTAGAAAGATTATGCCTTTTAATATTCTTGAAGGTAAAAATCATAAATCAGGTTCTGAAATTGCTGTTGGTTATAAATATACAGATGATAGTGGTAAAGTAGATAAATATGAACTTCACGGAACTCTTGATATAGATAGTAACGGAGCTTATTATATTACTGATGCTAAACCTGTTCTTATTTCTAGTATGAATGAGACTAAAGTTAGTGATAGATTTTCTCCTACTCTTTATCAATCTTTAGTATCTAAAATTAATCGTAGAGCTAATGTTACAGGTATGATTGGTAATACTAAAGTGAATAGAGTTATAAATACTAACCATCCACTTTATATACAATATAGAAACATGTTTGTGCAAGAACTTACAGACATGGCTCATTCTATTAATCAATGGTTTGAAACTGATGATAGTGGTAAGATTCTTCGTTGGCAAAAGAATGAAAATCCTGAACTTGCTGACCAACCTAAATTTAAAGGAGATTGGGGATTTGATGAAGAAAGTGCTAGAAGAGCTTATGCTGTTTATGAAGTAGGTAAAGGTCATAAACATTTTGTAGAAATGAATCCTACTACTAAAGCTCTTACTTTTACTGGTAGACTATTTCATGATGATAGATTTGAACTTACTGATAAAGATGGTAATATAGATAATAAAGCAGAGAAGTTATTAAAAGAGATGTTTCCTTCTCTTTACGGGGCGGATATAGATGGTTATATTCACTTTACTGCTAATGGTGATGAAGTTACTGTAAATCTTTCTGAAGAACAAGAAGCTAAGATTGCTAATATGATTAGTGATTTTATTACTACTTATGTAAATCAACAAGTTGAAAAGTTTGATAATTTTAAAAGTATAGATGTTGCTAATATTATCAATGATGATAATGTTGCTGATTTTGTGCTTAACTATAGACTTATGTGTGGTAACTTTAATGATTTATTTGAAGGCGATACTAAGTTCTATAAAGATAATCAAACTCTTCTTAAACGTACTAAGGAGGACCAGGCTAGTGGAGTACCTTATGGTTTTGCTGATTATACTACTGATTATGCTAATGAAATAACAGATGTTGCATTTAGCGAACTTAATACTAGTAGAGTTCAAGCTGAATTTGCTAGTTATAAGAATCCTCTTAATGTTACACAACGTAATAAGTTTAGAGGTGTAACTATCAAGAATACTATTAGAACTTCTGAAGAATGTAAAGTTGCAACATTTGATAAAGCCGGTAAACAACTTTCTGAAGACGGTAGTCTTGTAAAAGACCTTGTAAAGAATGCTGGTCTTACTATTGAACAAGCTAGAACTTTAATAGGTGGTCCTATTCAATACGAAAACGGTGAACCTGTTATTAAGAACGGTGTTGTTCAAAGAAAAGGTGGTTATCAAGGTACTACTGTAAACGATGCTCAATCTTATATTACTTTTGAAGAATGGGTTCGTCGTATTGCTGGTAGAGGAAAACTTAATGAATATCTTCCTCTTATTAAGAAGATTCAGAATGATGAACCTCTTAGTTCTGGTGATATTGATACTTTTGTGCAAGTACAAAAGAACTTTTATTATGACCATTATTTTGATAAGTATTCTAAGAGATTTGTACCTCGTCAAATTAAGAATGCTGAGTTTGTTCTTGTACCTAGATTTATAAAAGGTACTCAACTTGAACAAGTTTACAATCTTATGAAAGATAATAGTATCGACCAACTTAATACAGAAGAAACAAGTAAAGCTGGTAAAGCTAGAGTACTTGAAATTTTTGATAGTAAGACTGGAGAAGTAACACAAAAACATATTGATGATTTTAATGCTCACGCTAAAGACTATGTTGAAGAGTATGATTATAATCATCTTTATACTCAGCAAGAAACTCCTCAACATATGAATGCTGAAAATAAAGCTGGTATTCAAATTATGAAGAAGATTGTTGATAATATTCCAGTTAATAGTCGTCTTTATGAAAAGAAAGAAGAGTTTTTTAAACTTTATAGCGCTAACATTAGAGATTCATTTAATAGTCTTGCTATTGAACTTAATATTCCTAGAGATGCTAATGGTAATATTCTTTTTGAAGCAGATGGAACTATTAAAGGTATAGATTATCATACATTCTTTAATAAGTTAAAAGAAGAGTGTATGCGTTTAGGTCTTGATAGTAATATGATGGATTATGTAACTCTTGCTGAGCAAGCTGTTAATCCTATTACTGGAAGACCTAATGCCAATATGCCTATGATTCTTAGTAATGCTATTACTAAGCTTGAAAGTGTTAGTCAATCTGTATTTAATAGAGCTATTACTCGTCAAACTCTTCCTGGTTTCCACGCTGCTCAGATTACTAATGTTGGTTTTAAAGCAGATAAAAATCATATTATTAAAGGAAGTACTATTAATAAAGAACTAAAGTATCATCCTGTAACTAAAGAGCATCCAGAAGGTGAACGTTATGTTGAAATAATGCTTCCTGCTAGTAATTTTGGTTTTGCTAAGAATGCTGATGGTACTTATAAAAAAAGTAAAGAAGACCTTCTTAAAGAACTTCAAGCTGCTGGTCTTGATACTCTTATTGGTTATCGTATTCCAACTGAGGGTAAACAATCTGTTTGTGTAATGAAGGTAGTTGGTTTACTTGATGATGCTCAAGGAAGTACTATTGTTGTACCTGATGATTGGGTTTCTCAAACTGGTTCTGACTTTGATATTGACTCTGTATATGGTATTCAATATAGTAGTTATGTAGATAAACACGGTAATATTCGTAAACAAAGTTATTCTGATGAACTTGATATTTACGACTATGCTAATTACGTAAATAGACATCTTGAGAAAGCTGATAAGATTAAAGATAAGTCAGTTAGAGAAGCTTTTGAAAAACTTAATAAAGAGATAGATGAACAATTTGAAAAGTCTCGTAAAGAACTATCTGAAGAAGAAACTCAAGCTTATGATGCTTTGTCTGACGAAACTAAAGAACTTGTAAAAGCTGCTCATAATGCTTTTGAATCTCAAGCTGTAAAGAATCCAGAAACTGGTAAACTTACAAAGGATAGTTATCTTAAACAACTTCAATTTGTAGCTGATTATATTCGTACTAATAAAACTAATCTTGATGCTGCTGATGATAATTTCATTTCAGTACATGAAGATATGGTTGATTCTATTAGTAATGAATATATCGATAAAAAAGCTTTTAAATCTGATAAAGCTAAAGAGATTCTTCAAGGTAGAATTGATAAGTTTAATAAAGCTGCTAAAAAGCTTGGTATTATGAGTTATAATGAGTATTTAGCTCAAAATGTAGAAGATGCTAATACTCGTAATGCTCGTAATAATCGTATTCTTGATGATATGATTGATATTCTCAAAGATAATATATCTCTTGAGGAGAACTTATCACGTTCTAATTTTGATGATATTATCAATGCACGAGATAAAGTTATCAATCCTGTAGTTAAGAAAATACGTAATGCTAGAAGTTCTTATGACTTCCTTGACCAAGCTGATTATCAAGAAGATGTTATGAGTGGTGCTAAACTTAAAGCGTTTAGTGTTACTCGTGATACTTTTGTTTCTGTTTGTAATACTGTTCAACCTACTATCAATGATGATTATAAAGTAACAATTTGTTATGATAAAGATAAATATGATGCTAAAGAACTTATAAATAGATTTGGTGAAGCTAATGTTACCACTGATGAAGAAACAGGTGATTATCTTGTAACACATACTACTATCGGTTGGACTAATGATAATAAAAATGTAGACGGACGTATTCTTACTGCATATACTTCTCAAACTACTGCTCATATTCTTGATGCTGTTAAGGAAGGTGCTATTCCAAATGTAAATGACTTTACTTTTGCAGTATATAAAACTCTTCCTGATATTGGTAGTAATTATGACACAACTGTTGCATTTATTATGCAACCTGCTATTAGTCGTATTGTAGAAGAGTATAATGCTAATAAGTCTATTTATGCTGAAGATACTTCTAAACCTATTCATAATGCTATTAAAAAATTAGCTATTGAAATGAATATTGGAGTAACAGAAGATGACAATATCAAAACTGTAATAGACAAAGTAAATACTACTCTTGGTACAGAATATAGTCTTACCTCTAATAATGGAGTTATTCTTAATTATAAAGAATTAGCAAATAGACTTAATCAAAAGGAAAGCCACCCCGTAGAAGATATGATATATGATATGTCTATACTTTTTGCTTATAATGATATTAATCGTTTAGCTCAAGGTATTAGTTCTTTAGCTCGTGTTTGTAATCCTGATAGATTTGGTGCTAAGCAAACTCTTTTTGCTACTAATAAAGTATTTACTGATATTCAAGAAATTGTTAATGGAGAAAACGCTAATATAGAAAATGTTCTTTCTGTTAAAGATAAAGATAATGAAATGTCTTTCCTTGAAGCTATTTATCCTGGTCTTCTTACTAAAAATGCTGCTGGTAACAAAGTTGTAGATATTAGAAGTTATATGATGGATAAACATAATGATAGTCAATCTAAATATCCTTCTCTTCATTGCTTCTTAAAGTATGCTACTGCTACATCTAGTAGTATTAATAGTATGTTATTTGATACTCAAACTGATAGTTTTAAGAATCTTGTTTATAGTCTTGAGAATACTTTTAGTGATAGAAGTCGTAATATTAATGAGAAAGAATATAACGACTTTCAACAATATATTCTTAGTAGTATATATAATCATGTTGCTCCAGTAATGTATAGTAGTAAAGTATTTGCTGAACAAGATGGTACATTAGCTTATGGTTTTGATAGTGAAAGCGATACTATCGCTGAACGTCAAAGAATCTTTGGATATAATGCTAAACCTCAATTTAATTTTGATTGTGAATATATTAATAGACCAACTCCTTCTGAAGTAGAAGCTTTTGCTAAACTTACTCCTGCTCAAAAGATTGCTTATCTGCAAAGTAAATCTGAAGATGCTGGTATATTTGGTTTACTTAAAGTAAACTTATTCAATCAATATGAGTATAATACTACTGGTCAATCTAAGCAAAGTATTCAATTTAAAGATGATACCACTGATGTAGAAACTGCTTATATGTTGTTTGACCAAGCAGCTAATAGTGATAATCCTCTTGTTAAACTTGCAGCTATTGATATGATTAAATATGCTTTTGCTGTTGAAAATTTCAAGATGAGACGTAATGGTATTAGTAAAGTTATTACAAATGATGCTCTTAGAAATGCTGATTTGTTTGGTGGTAAATCTGCTATTGATTATATAGTTGATGAGTTTAATAATTTTGCTGGAACTTATGATGTTGCTGAACGTTATGTTCGTTCTCATAGTGATAGTAACTTTATCTACCATAAGACAGTTAAGAATGTTCGTAGGAATGGTACTTATGTTTCAGAATTAAGTAAGTTCAAAAAACCAAATAATCTTTTTGTATTTGATTTATCTGATATTAGTATTGTTGGAGAAAAGATTGTTAATCTTAGACATGACATAGAAGTTACTATTGATGAAAGTGAAATTACTGCACTTAATACAGAACTTAAAACAGCTCTTGCTGAATATAATAATTTAAAGTCTCAAAGAGCACTTGCTGCTAAATATGGTTTTATTAACGAATCAAACACTAATGATGACTTTTATGCAAATCACTATGTTCAACTTAATGAGAAAGTAGGTAAAGAATATAAAGCTAGACTTTATAAAATTGTTGAAAATAACGATAAAGTATATGCTTATCCTATTACCAAACTTGATGAAAATGAAACTGGTGAAGTAAGTCTTAATAGAGAAAATACTAAAGGTTATAGAAGTGAAGGTTTTTATGTTGATTATATTAATAGATTAGAGAAGGGAGATACTCCTAGTATGGAAGACCTTAATGAAATGGCTCAAGCTTATAAGTTTAATGTTAAACATCTTAAACTTAAAAATGCTAATGCTTTTGATATTAATAATCCTAATAAGTATCAGGAAGCTTCTGCTAAGTTTACTATTAATGAAATTCTTAATAAATATCCTGAAAGTAATGGTAAAGAATTTGCTATTCAGAGTTTTTATTTAAGAAGTAAATCGATTGGTACTGTATTTGGTAATCCTCAACACATCAAAGGAACTTATGTTACTGTAGAAGATGGTAAAGAAGTTACTAATGAAGTTGATGAAATATTCGAATTTAGAGCTCCTAGAAAATCTGAAATAGATAGAGCTAAAGACTTAGGTATTAATGTACCTTATAACACTTACTTTGTAAGAGTTAAATCAAAAGGTAAACCTAATGCTACTTTAAATACTAATTCTAAGCTTGGTGCTAGTGTTCTTGATTTCTCTATTGATGCTTATAATGATATGAATCGTAGAAGTCATGAAGGTGATTATTCTGCTCGTAAAAAAGTAAATAATCTTTCAGCTAAAGGTTTTAATGCTACACGTAATGAATTCCAATCTCAAGCTGAAGATGTTTATTATAACATAACAACTTATGTTGAAGATAAAGTTAATGACATTACTCAACAACTTAATCAGTTTGTTGAAGATAATGGTCATTTCTTACCTGTAAATGATGCTCGTACTATAGATATTATTAGAAATAATCCTGCTGAAAGAAGAAGATATTTAAAGACTCTTCTTGATGCTAGAGCATTGATTAGTAAATATGGTAATATTGCTTCAGTTAAAGTTGATAAATCTGTAGATAGTGATAATACTATAGCTTATGTAGAAAGACTTCAAAATGCAATTAAACAACTTACAGATACTTCTATTATTGAACAAGCTGAAAAGTTGTTTGCTAATGACTATCTTGCAAAGCTTAGTGATAACCCTCAAATTCAAAATAATCTTATTAGTGTATTTGATGGTTTTCATTCTACTAGTTGGTTTGATGCTTGGGTTGGTGATTTACAAGATTCTGGTAATGCTTTTATACAAGTACTTACTAAAAATGTAATGTCTGATATTAGAGCTAAAGAACTTCAAGCTAGAAGAACTGTAGATACTTTCAATAAGGAAATAGATAAAATATTTGCTGATGCAAAAGCTGCTGGAGTTTATTTATCATTTGATGATATTATTGACGCTGATGGTAGATTTATTCGTCCTTATAATGATAACTTTGAAAACGATTTAAATAAACTTAGACAAGATGAACGTAATGCTAAATCAGATATAATTAATAATCCTGAAGCTTACGTTGAAGCTAAACATAAACTTGATAAGTTTTTATTAGACCATGTAAATCGTAAATTTGTTGATAGTTATTATAAGGAGCTTTATGATGCTCAAGATGAACTTTATAGAAATCATAGACCTATACTTGAAGAGTATATTAAAACAAAAGCTATGATTTCTGAAATTAATGACAGTAGAATTGACGGTACACTTAGTCCTGAAAAAGAAACTGAATTAAAGAATCTTTGGTATCATCTTAATGACATTCGTTCTGAATATGATTTAAATAATGGTGAACCTAAAGAAAGTTTTATCATGGGTTATCCTGGTATGAATCCTTCAACTGGTGAAGTTGTTGATAAAGAAAGATACTATAAAGCTAGAATAAATAATGCTGATGATTGTAAAGCTCTTGATAAATATCTCAGAACTATCAATGATATTCGTAATAAGTATAATGATAGTAAAGTTCGTAAAGGTTTCGAAGACCAATTAAAGCGTATGCTTGATATTGTTGAAACTGCTGAAGCTAGAGACCCATCTGGTAGAATTAGCATTCCTGCTTCTCAGCTTGAAATGAATAAAGAATATAAAGCTGCAAAAGCTTGGCTTGCTACCAATGCTAAATGGACAGTTGACCCAAGTATTCAAGAAGCTATTCATGAAGCATATAAAACTATGGGTTATAAGGGTGAAAATAATAGTAAGCTTAAAGTATATCTTAGAAAACTTAAAGCAACTAATGTAAATCCTTATGATGAATTTGGTCGCTTAGATGGTACTATATTTACTGAAGAACAACAAGCTGCTATTCAAGAAGAAGCTCAGAAACGTTTTAATAATACAAAATATGGCATGGAAAATGACCGTATTCTTATTAGTAATGGTCCTGAAGATGATGTTGTTTATCCTGCTGAAGTTTATAAAAGACTTGCAGCTAATGGTGTTCCAAATAAAGAGTATCAACAGATAGTGAAACAAGTTAATGAAATACTTGCTCCACATTATGACATTGCAACTAAACATGTTGCTACTTCAGAGCTTACTGAGGAAGAACTTGATAAACTTTATCAAGCTTATCAACCTTTGTTTGCTGGTATGAAGAAAACAGAAGATAGTACTAATGGTAAGTCTATTGCTTATTTTGTTACTCGTTTTGTAGATTTAGATAATTACAATAAAGAAGCATTTAATCTAGAAGAAGAACGAGCTAAAGCTAAAGGAGCTAAGTATTATAAAGCTTGGAAACGAGTTAATAAAATGGGTATTCCAAAACTCGATGATAAATATCAAGTTGTTACTGATGCTTCAGGCAATATAGTTTATGATGAAACTAAAGATAGAATACCTAATCGTTACATCTATGGTACACTTAAAGTAGATATGGATAAGTATCTCAAAACAAAAGGTAAAAAGAAAGCTGAACAACTTCGTAAACAAATGAACGAAAGAACTGAAGCTTATCGTACTGTACATAATAATCTTGAGACTGTCAATACTCCTTATTATGAAGCTGAACTTAAAAAACAAAGAGCAAAAGGCGATGCTGAGTTTAAGAAGTGGTATGATAGAAACCATGTATTTAATCCTTATACTCATAGAATGGAACCTACCGTAATATGGAGAAAAACTCAAGTTATACCTGCTGTTGCAAATGGTGAATGGAACGCTGGTTATGCTCAAACTGAACTTGCTCCTAAACGTGCATACAAAAATGAAGATTATGCAGAAGGTGTAGGTTATATTGATAATTATAAGAAAACTGATGATAAAACTTATGATTCAGAAGTTGTTCTTAATAAATATCAACGAGACCTTATGAACTATGTTCAAAAGACTCTTAATGCTCTTGCTCAAACTGAATCTGCAAAACGTTTTATAGGTAGAGGTTATCTTCCTTCTATGAGTAAAGGTGCAGAACATGACGCAAAATGGTGGGGAAAACAATTCTTAGAGTTCCTTGGTTATAGTGATAAACTTCAGAATGGTAGAGACCCTTTCTATCATATAGATTATGCTGATGATAAAGCTATTGATATGCCTATGTTAATGGAACAACTTAGAAATAAAGATTCTGTTAATATAGAAAATATTAAAAAGACTAAGCCACAACGTATATCTTATACTGATGATGAAGAATATAATGCTGCTCTTGCTGCTTATAATAAACGTATGGACGAAGCTTTAAAGAAGAATAAAGAAATTCATCGTTCTTTACTTAATAGAGATTATCGTACTGTACTTTCAAACTTCATTACTCAAGCTGCTCATTTTAATGCTATACAAGATAATAAGTATATGCTTTACTATGGTAAAGAAATGCTTGATAGAATGGAAGTATATCAAAAGAATGTAGGTTGGAGTAACTTAAAGAAAGACCATCAAAGAGGTGCTAGAGATGAAACTCGTTATCTTACCCAAAAAGATGAAAGACTTCAAGGACAATATGAGAATTGGATTCGTAGAATTATCTATAATCAATTCAAAGAAAGTAATGCTAACTTTACTAAAGTTAGTAGTCTTCTTCAATCTTTTACTAGTGCTAAATTTATGATGCTTAATATTACTGGTGGTATCGGTAACGTTACTGTAGGTGAATCAGGTTTAGCAGGTGAATGGATAGCTAAAGAATTTCTTGGCGCTAAAGACTATGCTCTTGGTAAAGCTTTATGGATGCACAACTCATGGAGTTTTATTAATGACCTTGGTAAAGATAAAGCTTCAACATTAGCTAGTGCTATAGTTAAAGAAATGAATGTTATTGACTTTGACCAACTTGCTGGTATTAGTGATGGTAATCATCTTGATGTAGGTACTGCTTTTGAGAAACTTAGAAATGCTCTTTATTCTCCTAACGCTATAGGTGAACATTTTATGCAAAATGCTGCTATGTTTAGTCTTATGTATAGTAATAGACTTGTACCTGTAGTTGATGCTGAAAATAGAGGTAAAATTAAGTATCGTGCTATGAGTAAATATGAATATATTGCTGATTGTCATGAGAAAGCTTTAAAGAAGATTATTGAAGGTACTGAATTTGAAGCTAAGTTTAATAATTATGTTGGTACTATAAAAGAAGACGCTAATAAACTTAAAGAGTTTGTTTTTGGTCGTAAAGATTTTACTACTGAATTTGCTAGAACTCTTCCTAATAAGATGCAAAAAGAATTTGTTAAAGTAAAGAAAGAACTTGAAAAAACTGCAACTACTGATTTTGAAAAGAATAGTACTCTTATTGAAAATCTTGATTTGAAAGACGGTAAACTAACTTTTAAAGAAGGTAGTAAACTTGCAGAACTTGATGCGCTTAGTGCAAATAAAGAAGTTTCTGATGCTTATAAACTTCTTGGTGAATTTAAAGGTAAAGTTATTAGTGTTAATAAAGAGATACATGGTGTATATGATAAGCTTGGTGCTGCACAACTTGAAAAACATTGGTGGGGTAGTCTTGCTATGCAATATCATAAACATATATATCCTGGCATTCTTAAACATTATAGAAGACAAGGTTATTTTAATGAAGAACGTGGAGCTTTTACACTAGGTTGTGGTCCTGCTCTTATGGATTTCCTTTCAATGCCTTTAGATAAGATTAAAGCTGATAGAGAAATTAATGGTACTCAACTTGGTGCATTACAAACTCTTCAAAAGTTGTTTACAGGTTATGTAGATATGGCTACAAATTTTAGTACAAACTGGAACATGTTACCTCGTTATCAACGTGCTGCAATACTTAGAGCTATGGGTAATGTCGCTGGTTCAGTAGCTGCTATTGCTATGGCTCTTGCTGCTCATGCTATTTGGGATGATAAAGAACTTGAAAATAGTACTTTAGGAAATCTTCTTATTTATGAAGCAGATAGTCTTGCAACACAAGTTATGATGTATACTCCTCCATTTGTTATAACTGAAGGTAAGAAGTTATATAGTTCTCCTATTGCAGCTCAGACCATGCCTAGTGATGTTCTTAAAGCTATGAATATTATAGCAGAAGGACTTATATCTGGTGATGATTATAACTGGGATTATAGTAGTGGTAGATATGCAGGAGAAAATAAACTTTATGTTCTTATTACTAGACAGATACCTATTTATAGAGCTTATAGTAATATTAGTGGTCTTAATAAGAGTAACAGTTACTATAAATTAGGAGATAATATACTTGGTATAGTACCTACTAATGTAAATAAGTAAATTCGCCCCGTAGAAGACATCAATAGTAATATTTCTACTAATAAGAATTAATTAAGACCTTTATCTGTTGAAGATATTAATAATAATAGTATCTTTGCAACAGATAAAGGTTTTCTTATTTTGCCATGAAATTACTACAGATGTATGCGAAACTTTATTGCTCTATGGTGTAATGGTAGCACTACAGTTTTTGGTTCTGTCAGTGGTGGTTCGAATC